TAAATCTTTACGGATGTTCTTTCGTTCTTTTGGACGATGAAAAATGTCTTATTGACTTATTAGAAAATGCTGCTGCTGCCAGTGGTGCCACTGTGGTTCAGACTATCTCTAAGAAGTTTGAACCACAAGGTGTTACTGTGATTTGTTTATTATCTGAAAGTCATATTAGTATTCATACTTGGCCTGAAGAAGGTAAAGCAGCAGTGGATGTTTATACCTGTGGAGATTGTAATCCTAAAATTGGATGTGATATTATTATTGAACAACTATATGCTCAAGATCACACCTTAAGTTATATTGAGCGTTAACTAAATATACTATATCTGGAGAAGTATATGCTCTCTACTCAATATCGTTTACGCCTTGAAGCAATCTGCGAGAGAATTGTTAAAGGTGAATCCGTAGAGTTAAGTGAAATGATATGGGCAGAAAAACTTGCAAAGGCAAATCGTTCTGCTGCAACAATGTTAAGGCAAGCAAGACGCCGTGCTGCAAATCCAGATATGCAAGAGGGTAGTCTGGATGACTTTATGAATGCATTGGATTTGGGTGATCCTGATCCTTCAAATCATCGCACTGGATTTAATGGTGCTGATGATATTATCGATTTCTTTACAGGAGATAAACCAGAAGATTGGCGTCAAAGAGATTAAATGTTAAAAGAGGAGTGCTTGACACTCCTCTTTTTTTTACTTATAATTACCTTTGTGGAGGTTCATGAGATGGACAAAGAAAGACTAAAACTAATCATTAGGAATCTGGAATCTCTTGTTGATTGCCTTAAGTCAGAAGTTTATTCTGATGTTGATTCTTACATGAACTATGAGGACATTGTTCCTCACATTACCGACTATGATGAAATCTTTGAGGACGACGATGGATACCCAGATTGAAGAATTTGAGTTTATGAAACCAGAAGTAAAACTAATCAGTGTTACTCCTGACGCAGAAAAGCACATGGCATATTGTGCTCGCGTAAGTAACCCTGCCAATCAGGAGAATGAAAAGTTCTCTGGACTACTCAAGTATTGTATTCAGCATCAGCACTGGAGCATCTTTGAGCAAGCATCAATGACTGTAGAGATCAATACGACTCGTGGTATTGCAGCACAAATTTTGCGCCATAGGTCCTTCACATATCAAGAATTTTCGCAACGATATGCTGATACTAATCTTCTGAATAAGACAATTCCTCTTCCTGAACTTCGTCGTCAGGACACTAAGAATCGTCAGAACAGTATTGATGATATTCCTGACTATTTAAAACTGACTCTGACAGAAGATATCCGAGTTCATTTTGAGAATGCTCTGCGACTCTACAATCGTCTTCTTGATAAAGGTGTGGCAAAGGAGTGTGCAAGGTTTGTACTGCCCTTGGCGACCCCCACAAGACTCTATATGACCGGTTCTGTAAGGTCGTGGATCCATTATATCGATCTGCGATCTGCTCATGGTACACAGAAGGAACACATGGAGATTGCAGAACTCGTTCGTTGTATCTTCACTTGCCAGTTCCCTGCTGTATCTGAAGCACTTGGTTGGACTCGTGAGGGATGCTCTGAATGTGTTGATGCCCCATCTATTACTATCGAATAAATATCCCTATACATTATTTTAAATCATGCCAGTATATCCAGTTAAAAATTTAAAGACAGGTGATACACAAGAACTTGTTATGTCAGTTGCTGATTATGAACAATGGAGAAAGGATAACCCAGATTGGGACAAAGACTGGTCTCAAGGATGTGCTGGAGTTGGTGAGGTGGGTGAGTGGCAAGAAAAACTTGTCAAGAAAAATCCAGGGTGGAATGAAGTCCTTCGTAAGGCTTCAAAAATGCCTGGAGCAACTGTAAAACCTTTTAAAATTTAATATATGGCACGTAAAAGAGCACCGAATCCTGTACCATTTGGAATGAGCAACAGACAAATGAAACGCAAGAAGCCAATCAATCTCGACATAATGAAGACGATTGATCCTTTGACAGATAATCAGGAGGCATTATTTAAACAATATAAACTTGAACAAAATGTTGTAGCTTACGGTGCTGCTGGTACTGGTAAGACTTTCATCACACTTTACAATGCTCTGCGTGATGTTCTTGATGAGAAGACTCCTTACGAAAAGATTTATCTTGTTCGTTCTCTGGTAGCAACACGAGAGATTGGATTCCTACCTGGAGACCACGAAGATAAGTCAAGTCTTTATCAGATTCCTTATAAGAACATGGTTAAATACATGTTCGAAATGCCAGACGATTCTGCTTTCGAAATGCTCTATGGGAACCTCAAAACTCAAGGAACGATTAGTTTTTGGAGTACTTCTTTTATTCGGGGAACTACTCTGGACAATGCAATCATTATTGTAGATGAATTTCAAAACTTGAACTTCCACGAACTTGATTCGATTATCACCCGTGTTGGTGAGAACTCTAAAATCATGTTCTGTGGTGATGCAACTCAGTCGGACCTCGTGAAGACTAATGAACGCAATGGTATCGTTGACTTCATGCGTATTCTGAGAGTCATGCCTTCTATGTCTATGATTGAGTTTGGTGTAGAAGATATTGTTCGTTCAGGTTTGTGTAAGGAATATCTTGTTGCTAAAATGGAATTGAATCTCTGATGTTTAATCATGTTGAATTGAATCTCCCTCAACTTGAGAGGGAGATGATTGATGGAGTTCGTTATTATAAGGTTCCTACCTTAGAAGAACTCCAAAAGTTCGTTTCTATCACTTCTGTCATCAGTCATTATAGTAAAGAAAAGTTTGCTTCTTGGAGAGCCAAGGTTGGTGAAGAGGAAGCAGATAAGATTACTCGTAAGGCTACAAGTCGGGGAACAGATCTTCATACACTTGTTGAAGATTACTTACATAATCGGAATTTATCCGATGTTCAACCGATTTCCGAACACTTATTTAAGATTGCAAAACCTGCTCTTAATCGTATAAATAATATTTATGCTCTTGAAGGTTCTCTTTATAGTCAATACTTAGGTGTTGCTGGCACTGTAGATTGTATTGCTGAATTTGATGGAGAACTATCAATCATCGATTTTAAAACTTCTAAACAACCAAAACCACGAGAGTGGATTGACGGATACTTTGTTCAGTGCTGCGCATATGCTTGTATGCTTCATGAACTCACTGGATTATCCGTAAAGAAGTTCGTGATTATCATGACTTGTGAAAATGGAGAAGTAGAAGTTTACGAAGAATACGACAAAACAAAATACATAAGACTGCTTACACAATACATCAAGAAATTTGTTAACGATAAACTCCAGCAGGTTTCTTGACTTTATATTTTTATATGTTAGAATGAACAAAAGTTGAGGAAAAAGATTGTACATCACTGTGTTAGGTCAAATGGAGAATGAATTAGAAAAAGCATTAGAGAATAAGTTTTTCTGCCCTTCTCGATTTGCCCAAGAGATCGAGAATCTCGTGCAACATAATGAAGACATGAATTACATTGATGCTATCGTTCACTTCTGTGAAAAGAATAGCATTGATGTTGAGTCTGTTCCGAAACTTATTTCCAAACCTCTTAAGGAAAAGATCAAGTACGAGGCTATGGAGTTAAACTTCCTTAAGAAGACTTCTCGTGCCAGATTAGTCTTTTAATTCCATTTTAGGGGGAAAAAATTCCCGGCAAAAAATCACTATATTACTTTTTTGAATGGTGCCTTTTGATACTTATAAGACTTACCTTGCCCTAAAGAATCACTTTACAAAAGATTCTTACGATTATCACAAGTATCAAGGTAAAAGTCGTGCATCTCTTCAGTCCTTCTACAAGAGGAAGGATCGTTATTGGTTTGAGAAACTATCACGACAGAAAGAAGATAAGGAAGTGATAGATTTCTTTGTAGCAAACTTTGTAAGTTGTACTGATCCTCAGACTGTATGGATTGGAGAGATGATTAAAGAGGGGGAATCTCGATATAAGTCTTGGCAAAAAAGAATACAATCTCTATCCTATTTGTTTAAGGAAGAGTCTCAACAACTATTTGAAAATAAGTTTGAAGAAGTCTTTGACTGTTCTAAGGGACATCCACCCCTTTTAAAGATGTTCCTGATCGGGAAAATTAGCATAGAAACACTAGTCATATACGACAAAATATTCCTGTTCGGGAAAAACTTTGATAAGAAATTAAAAGATCCTGTGTGGGAAACCGTCAGTTTGAAAATGAAAAAATATTCTCCGTTCCTACATATAGATGTATTCCATTACAAAAAGATACTCAAGCAGATTGTTGGAGGAACATGAGTTTTTTTGATTCCGATCTTGTTCGTGCTGAGATGGCTGAAATCTCAACATTACAAGAAGATGTATACAGAAATGTATTTGAATTTCCTCGAATGACAAAGGAGGAAAAGTTGTTTCATGTTTCTCTTCTGGAAAAACTGTTAAACAAACAACAGATTCTTTATACTCGTTTGAAACTTTCTGATGATCCTGAGGCAATCAAGATGAAAGAAAGAATCAAAGAGTCTGCTCAGATGATGGGTCTTCCTCCTCATGTTGATATGAATGTCATTTTTAACAACATGACACAACTGCTGGAGACCATGAAGGAACGTATTGACAAGACAGGTTCCGACCTGTAGACTGATGGGGTACACAAAGGCCAAATCCAAACAATCCGAGGTATACAAATGTCTTTCGAAAATCTGAAAAAGCAATCTAAACTGGGTTCTCTCACTGAGAAACTGGTGAAGGAAGTAGAAAAAATGAGCACTGGTTCTGGTGGTGCTGATGAACGTTTCTGGAAACCAGAAATGGATAAGACTGGTGTTGGTTCCGCAATTATTCGTTTCCTTCCTGCACCTGAAGGTGAAGAACTCCCCTGGGTCAAGATGTATTCTCATGCATTCCAAGGTAACGGTGGTTGGTACATCGAGAACTCTCTGACTACTATTGGTCAGAAGGATCCTGTGTCCGAGCACAACCGTGAACTCTGGAACAGTGGTAGTGAGAAGGATAAAGAAACTGTTCGTAAGCAGAAGCGCAAACTGTCTTACTTTGCAAACATCTACGTTGTAAAGGATCCTGCCCATCCTGAGAACGAAGGTAAAGTCTTCCTGTTCAAGTTTGGTAAGAAGATCTTTGATAAGATCCTGAATGCAATGCAACCTGAGTTTGAAGATGAAGAACCTATCAATCCTTTTGATTTCTGGGGTGGAGCAAACTTCCGTCTGAAGATTCGTAAGGTTGAAGGTTACTGGAACTATGATAAGTCTGAGTTTGATTCTCCTTCTGCACTGCTGGATGATGATGACGCACTTGAAGCACTTTGGAAGAAAGAGTATTCTCTCTCTGCTATCGTTGCTCCTGATCAGTTCAAGTCTTATGAGGATCTTGAGAAGCGTCTGAAGTATGTTCTGGGTCAGAAGTCTGCTCGTGCTGCTGTTCAAGAGCAGGAAGATGAGTATGAATCTTACACTCAAACTCCTTCTAAGGAAGAGAATGTGATTGCAGAACTGGAGCAATCCTTTGCTCGCAGCAAGTCTCCTTCACTTCCTAAGATTGAAACTTCTGATGAGGATGAAGATGATGCGATGGCATATTTTTCTCGTTTAGCCAACGACTAAATAACATTACCTGTAAGTCGCATTATGGGTGGAAAGGGTGCTTCGGCACCTTTTCTTGTATAAATAATATTGCGACTTACAGAGTAGAATTATGAATTATTACACTTACGCCTATTTGCGTGAAGATGGAACTCCTTATTATGTTGGTAAAGGTAAAGGTAGAAGAATCCACCAAAAGCATAATGGATTTTATCCACCAGAAAAAAATAAAAGAATGTTCCTCAAACAAAATCTAACTGAAGAAGAAGCATTTAAGCACGAAATCTATATGATTGCTGTGTTTGGAAGAAAAGATTTAGGAACTGGAATCCTTCACAATAAGACAAATGGTGGTGATGGAGTTTCTGGTGTTATTATGGATGAAGAAAGGAGAAAAATGTGTGCTTCCTTAAAAGGAAGAAAACTTAGTGAAAGTCATAAAAGAAAAATTGGAGAGTCTAATAAAGGAAAACCGAGACAAACTCCAGAGGGTATAGAAAGACTTAGAAAAATTCATCAAGAAAGAAAAGGTAAACCTGGAAAGAAACATTCTGAAGAAACTAAAAGAAAAATAAGTGAAGCAACCAAAGGAAGGATTCCTTGGAATAAAAAATCTATTCAAACAGTCTAATATTTTCTCCTCTCTTCAAGGTGGCATTCACATACTGACTGCCACCTTTTTTATATGGCATAATATCATCGAGATCATTAAAGATGACATTCAGATATTGTGGTTTCAGAGTAAAAATATTTCTTCTTTCTTGTTGAATCTGAAGTTCGTATTCGTGATTGGTTACTGTTGACACAAAAGAAGTTGATGGAACATAGACTGAATATCCAAGACCAGCATCCCAATACTCATAATAATAAGAGTTTGCTGTAACTGCAGATGTTTCTGGAACTAAGAATAATGCTTCTTCTTTTCTTGGATTTGATAATGTTGGAGATGCAATATTTGGAGTAAATGATAGTTTGTATCTAAAACCAGTTACAACATTTCCATTCTGAGCAAGGATTTCTGTTACAACTTGTCTTCCATTGTATTGATTCTCGGTAACATTATTGATTGCAACTTGACTTCCTATTTCCAATCCAGGAATACCATTTACAAGATAAACAGTTACAGTTGATGAAGGATTCACTGAATCTCCTGATGAGATAACAGCAATCTGAGAGTTGACAATCTCTACAAAGTTACCGTTTGTTTTCCAAGTTGGTGAGATCCTGAGTCCACTTCTGAGAACTATTCTTCCTTTAGAATCTCTAATTTCTTCTGTTTCATAATGATGAATACCAGAGTAAAGATTTTCGTAAGAACCATATTTTTCAAGCATAACTTGATCAAAGGTTTTCTGAGTCATAGGCCATTCTGTTTGAATATTCAGAATGTTATTGGAGAGAAGAACAACCCAATCAAGAGTTGAATCTCCATACAATTTAAATGCAACATTATCAGGTCTTTCATCACCGACGATCTTATACTTTGTGAAGTAGTTAAGATTTCCGAAGATATCATCTCTTAACTTTCCTCTCTTGAAAAGATTTTTGACAGCAATATAATCGGAGATGTTTTGTTCTCCAGAGTTTCTGCTGACATATTCAAAGTTAGGAACTTGTCTGAAGTAAGGTCTTGCCATTTTTAGTAACCCATATCGTCGGTGTCTTTGTAATTTTCAGAATATATTGGAGTGAGTTCTGAGAACTGCATACTGACGTTATATGAAGTCATAGACCCATCTCTATATGTCATATAACTTCCATCTGGAGTGTACTCAACATTAAAGTTTGTAAGAGCACATTTTTTAATTTTATTCAAGAATGGATGTTGACCACCACCAGAATATATGTACTTTAATTCAAAAATATTTGGTGTTTCTAAGAACAGTCCAGAATTGCTTCTTTGAACTGCCATATTTTTCTTAAAGTGCTTTATTATTGATCGTATAACTTTTGCTTCATCAGGATCTCGTGGAGTAAAAGTGTAGTTATAATTAAAGGTTCTAAGTTGTGGTCCTCTGAATAACAACTCAAGGTTTGGATTTATGACCTTACCAGTAGCACGAGTAAAGATATTTGCCCCTACTGCTTGACCTGCAAAGTATGCCTTAATATCGGTTTCTGTCAAATCTAATCCTGCTTGAGATAAAGAAGATTTTATTTGTGTCATAGCTTCTGCCCCAGCCCCTCCAAGATCAAGATTAGATAATCCTCCTATTAAACCAGCGGCAACTCTTGCTCCAGCTAGTTGAAGTGGATTTAACTGATCAGCACCCCAGTCAACGGAATTGCTATCCGAAATTCCTGGTTGCATAGGTAAGGCAATATCTGGACCACCAACTTTAGTTGCAGCAACATCATCAACATCACCTAAATTAAACCCAGTTCCACCTAAAAGATTTGCTGCTGGTGTTCTTCTATATGTGCTTATTAATAAGTAATCATAACCTCTAGTATTATTCAGAGGATATCTTAATATTCCTCCACCACCACTGGGAGCAGTTGGAGAACCATTACTATCTTTATTAGTTGGAGTAGAACCTCCAGGTGCTCCAGGACCATTCGGATCTGGTTGTGAATTAGTTTGTCCGTTTGCTTCTAAAATAGAACCACTGATTGTGCGATTATATCCTTGAGAATTTTGTGCTAAGTTTCTTTGAAACTCTGGTGATGAAAATGTAGATGCTTCTAATATCGTATTTCCATTTTCTACAGAATAGTCACCATAAATCGTTCTAGTTCCATCATCATTTATCCTAAAAACGGAACCATTGGTATTCGTAACAGTAACCGTAACATATCTTCCCTGAGTATTAGGTAAAAGATATGGTTTAGATTCAGCCATTATGGACTTTTTTATCTATTTAGTCCTGATTTTTCCATAAGGTAATGAACGAAGATAATCAATCTCATTTGACTTTACTAAATGAAGTGCTCCTGCTACTTCTTGCCAGGTATAGTTTCTCATCATTCTCCAGTGATAATTAAACCCACGGAATCCCCATCGTTGTACTTCGGTTACAGCAACTAATGGGTGTTCATCGTATTGAATATCTGGAGTTTTAGGTATGTATATAAAAGTATAATAGTTACCAGGATCAGGAACGTATTCTATTTCTCGGAATACTTCCATAATACTCATCATAATTAGGTCGGCATCTTCAGAACCATCCAACTTTCTTTTAAGTTGAGATATTCTTGGTGATTGTCTCTGAACGTCTTGTCCGAAACCTTGTGCCATTAACCGATACCTAACTCGTTTTCTGTGATGATACGAAACTCAAGCATTCTATCAGCACAAAACTCCTTGGCAGCCTTCCATTTTGCTTCATTAGTTGCATAAGTTTTTACTTCATTAATAAAAGTTCTTGTTCTTTTTTTACTTGTTTGAACAGGAGGCATCGTTTGTCTTTTCGGTTTAATCTCAATCACATACTTTTTAATCTCACCAGACTGTTCCCGAACTTTTATGATAAAGTCTGGGAAATATTTTCTAACTCTGTTTGTAACTGGATCAAAATATTTTACAAAGAACTCTTCAGATCCCCATTCCAAGACACTCTCATTTAAATCACACCACCGACAAAATTTTCTTTCCCAACTACTGCGACAGATAATATTATTTGGATCACCTTTATACTTTTTTGGATACTCAGGTTTATAACGACTCTTAATGCTTTCTGCCATTATACATAATATATCGGTAAAAGTATTTATAGATGGCAGGTATCCGCCCAGAAAAACTAAGAACAAGTGATATCAAGTCAAGGTTACTTAATCTTGCTCAGACTTCTTTATATCGTTTAACCATTCCTGTTCCTGCTGCTGTCTCCTCTTTTGTATCTCAGAGAGGAGTATCTCCTTTGGATGTAGATAATATTTCTTTGTTGTGTTCTGAAGCAAATCTTCCTGGTTCTACATTAGCAACTCATGATGTTACGAATGATTATCACGGTGTAAGTGAGAAGATGGTCTACCGTAGACTCTATGATGAAACTGCTGACATGACTTTTTATGTTGATAGAGATTATAAAGTTGTGGAGTTTTTTGAAAGTTGGATTGATTATATCACTGGTGTTGGCAGTACATTTACAAGAACTGAATTTGAAAGTCCTTATGTTCATCATAGAATGGCATATGCCAATGATTATAAAGTGAACTTCTATCTCACAAAGTTCGAAAGAGATCATCATTTTAATGGATCCACAAGAACTTTAGACTATACTTTTGTGTATGGATTCCCTATCAGTATTACTTCTATGCCTGTGTCTTATGATCAAGGACAGATTTTAAAATGTAATATATCATTCTCTTTCATTCGTTATGTGATGAAAAGAAGTGGTGCCTCTGTTGCTCCTGTTGAAGTTAATCAAAATGCTCCTGGTATTGCAGAGTTAGCAAGACTTCAACAGGAAAGAGAGGCAGAACTTATCCCTAATAATATTATTGGTGGTGGTGATATTGATGATATTATACTCAATAATTCACCTACAATACCATTAGTGGTCCAACCATTTGGGCAATAAATAATCACACTGAAACTTCTATAGGTTATTATGCCTTTACCAACTATTTCGACACCAACTTATGAACTTGAGTTGCCATCTACAGGAAAACCAATCAAGTACAGGCCATTCTTAGTTAAAGAAGAGAAACTATTGGTCTTGGCACTTGAGACAGAAGATGCAAAAGAAATTTCTAATGCTATTAAGGCAGTACTCAAGAATTGTATTCAAACAAAAGGTATTAAGGTAGAAACATTACCAACCTTTGATATTGAATATCTGTTCTTGAACATTCGTGGTAAGTCTGTAGGTGAAGAGATTCAAGTGAATTTGATTGCACCTGATGATGGAGAAACATCAGTGCCTGTGACGATCAATATTGATGAGATTCAAGTTCAGAAGAAAGAAGATCATACCAATAAGATTAAACTTGATGATAATTTGATGATGGAAATGAAGTATCCATCACTTGATCAGTTCATTAAGAACAACTTTGATATGTCTGGTAATGTTGGTATCGATCAGTCATTTGATCTGATTGCTTCTTGTGTGGATAAGATTTATAGTCAAGAAGAAGTGTGGGTTGCTGCTGATGTAACTAAGAAAGAACTGGTTGATTTCTTAGAGCAGATGAACTCCATTCAGTTCAAGCAAATTGAGAAGTTCTTTGAGACGATGCCTAAGTTGTCTCACGAAATTACCTTTACAAATCCTAAGACAAAAGTAGAAAGTACTGTAGTATTAGAAGGGTTATCAAGTTTTTTCGCATAGGAATGGTCCATATGGACCTTGAGAACTACTACAAGATTAACTTTGCCTTGATGCAGTTCCATAAATATTCATTAACAGAGGTTGAAAACTTGATTCCTTGGGAACGAGATGTCTATATTGGTTTATTACAACAACATCTGGAAGATGAAAAACTAAGACAGCAACAGAATGGCTGATAACATTCCCAGTTTAGACGATCTACTTAAGAGCATTCAAGAAGAGGATGATGATAACATCCCTGGTTTGGATGATCTGTTGGAAAGTATTAAAAATGAGGATGCGCCACAATCATCTTCCGCACTTGCTGTCATACCAAAAAAACCAGAAGATTTAGTAGAAGAAGATATAGACTCTCAGATTCTTTCTATCTTAGGATTGGAAGAAGTCTTTGACTTAACTTATGAAGAATATGCTTCTCTCTTAAAAGAAGCAGCAGTTAAGGGAAGAATGCCAGACTCTCAGATGACAACTGAGAGTATTGAGTTAGTTACGAATGAACTCAAGAGAGTAAGGAATAAGACTGGTAGATTTAAGGTTAAACCTAAAAAGGTTGATATTAATAAAGTATTAGATCGTAAACAACCAACTCCATCTGGTGCGATTGTAAAGGCTCAGAAACTTATACCACAAGCAGCAGAGGTAGCACCCGAACAAGAGAAAAAACCTGTAGTTGATACTGAAAATTTACAGGAAGACTTATTAAATGGTATTGGTAATATCTTAGAGTCTTTGATTACCATTAGAACTTTGTTATCAAGTCAAAGTAAGACAGAACAGAAAGCAGCACAAGAAGATAGAAAAGAAACAGAAAAGAAAAAGAAGAAGGAAAGAGAATCAACATTAGAAAAGAAGAAACCAAAGTCACCTATACTTAAAGCACTTACAAAACCTGTTGATGATTTCTTTGGTGCGATTAAAAGATTCTTTACGAATGTTCTTTTGGGTTCTGTTGTTCTTGGATTGTTTAAGTGGTTGAAAGATCCAGCAAATCAAAAAGCAATTGATGGGTTTGCTAACTTCTTACAAAATAATGCTGGGTTAATACTTGGTGGATTACTTGCTATTGCTTTACTACCTATTGCTCCAACTTTATTAGCATTAACCAGTGCGATTTCTACTATTGCCATTCCTGCCCTCACTGCAGCATTTGGATTCTTAGCATCTCCTGCCGGTCTTGCAGCACTTGCTGGTCTTGCAGCAGGTGCAGCAGCAGCAACATTACAAAATGTTGCTAGACCTGCACTTCAACAACTTGTTGGAGGAGAATCTGTTACAAAATCTGGATTGAAGTTTAGGTATGAAGATATTGTAAGTTTAAGAAATAAAGCATATGATTTTATGGTTAAGACTGGAGCTCCTCCAGCAGAAGTCAATAAACAAATGAAACCTTATGAAGATCTCATGGCAACCATGAGATATAAAAAGAAACTGAATGATGAAATGTTTGATCTTGAAAAAAAAATTAAAGAAAATAAAGATAGATCCAGAGATCCAAAAACATATGAAAATTTAACTCAATTGCAAAAGAACCAACTTAGAGAAAGATTTAACAAAATTGATGATGATCTTAAATCTCAATATAAACAAAAAAAAGAAGAAAAAGATAGAGCATCAGAGGCAATCAAAGCAAAATTTGAAAAGATTGGTGTAGGTGAGGCAGCACTTGAAAAGGCAATTGCTGATAGAGGAGGAACAGTAGGAAGATTAGGACAACCAGCAATTCAACCACAAACTCCAGCAGTTCCTGGAACACCACCATCCCAAAAAGGATTGCCATCATTACCTCCAACAAATACTCTTCCGGGAAAACAACACTATGGTGCTGATAGAGGGGGAGGAAGAAAACATGCGGGAGTAGATTTTGATGCAGGACCTAACGATTCATTTTATAGTAGAATAGGTGGTGAAGTTACGAATATAGGAAATGATCCTGGTGGATACTATAAGTATGTTGACATATACAATCCAGAACTTGGGGTAACGGAAAGAATTGCCGAAGGAGATACAATTTTAGTCAGAAAAGGTCAAAAAGTTTCTCCAGGAACTCCAGTTACCAAAGGAACAAATACTACTGGAGTTTTTCATTATGAAATAAGAAAAGGTAAAGCAACAACTTTTGGATTTGCGGGAACATTAGATCCTATAGCATTTTTAGGAAATCCAACTACGCAAACTCAAGTAGCACAGTCTCCAGCAGCACAAGTAGCACAAACACCAGCACCTACACCATCAATACCTTCACCAACTGGTAGAGGTAATATTGTGCCTATACCAATACCAACTGGAGGTGGAGCACAGCAGGCGTCAAGTGGAACTGCACCTAATCAAGCACCAGTTCCAAGATTCTCTTCTGAAGATCCAAACAACACAACTACTATGGTTGTCAGAGCAATCTATAACATCGTAGGATAATGTTACCAGCACTCGTCGGATTTGCCGCAAAGGCATTACTACCATCAGAAAAAAAAGTTGATAAGGATAAGTTCTTTGAGAAGAAGAAAGCATCCTCTATTCAAAAGATTGATGATGAAGGTTCTGTAGTAAAACAACCAACGATTCAAAAGAAAACAATATCAACTAATTTACTTCTTCCACCAGCACAAATCAAAGCACTTCCTCCTGCTGCTGAAGTTAAGAAAGATGTAAAGACTGGTAGATTAGATGATATTTTTGATAGAGTTGGTGAGACTCTTCAAGGTATTATTGATGTATTAAGTAACAGAGATCAAACTCAAAAAGAAGAAGAGACTAATAAAAAACAACAAGCAAAAGTAGATGAGAAAAAGGAAAAAGAGGAAAAGTTAGAGAAGGAAGCAAAGAAAAAACCATTTAAGATGCCAAACATAAAGGCACCTGAGGATAAGTTTAATATTATGAGATTCTTTGGTAATGTTTTACTCGGATCTCTTGCTCTTGCGATCTTCAATAATCTTGAACAGATTATGGAGACTCTGAAGAATGTTTTTCAAACTATCAAAGATTTTATTAAAAAACTTGGTGAGTTTTTTAGTCCTGTTTGGGGTGGATTGAAATGGATTACGGGAGAAGGAACAAAGTTAATTGGAAAATTACTTGGTGTTCCTGAGAAAAATCTCAATAGTAAAGATATCAAAAAGAATCTTGATGAGATTAAAAATAAAATTCCTTTCTTAAAAAATCTTTTTGAAGGTATTAATAGGACTATTGATAGTCTTCGTGGTGGTGGAGAGTCTGCACAACCTCAACCTGGAGGAGGTGGATATTCTGGACCAGAAACTCCTTTAGGTAAAGGTGAAACTGCAAGTGCAAATAGAATTTACTCTGGATTAGTTCAGAGAGGATTTACTAAGGAAGAGGCAGCTGCTATCACTGGAAATATTAGAGCAGAATCATCTTTTAGAACCGGAGAAGTAAATCCAACCTCTGGTGCTTTTGGATTGATGCAGTGGTTAGGTGGAAGAAAAGCAAGATTAATTCAATTTGCTCAGCAAAAAGGTAAACCTGCTACCGATTTGAATGTTCAGTTAGATTATATTGTTTGGGAATTGAAAGGTGGAAATTCATATGAGACTGCTCAGTTTAAAAAAGCTATGGCATATGGTCCAGATGTTGCGTCAAAAACTAGAGGATTTGCTTATGAGGTAGAGAGAGCAAGTGCTGCAGAAATAGAAGGATCCCTGGCAAAAAGAGTTGGAGCTGCTAAATCTGTTTATGGTTCACAGTTGCAAACTTCTTCACCTCAAGTCAGACAACAAACATCAGATCAAAGAGCACAGCAAGCAGCAGAACAGGCAGCAGCACAAACACAAGCACCCCCTGCTCCCGCATTACCTTCACCACAACAAGCAGCAGTACAAACTCAAGCACCACCTGCTCCCACATTACCTTCACCACAGCAGGCATCTGCAGCAGCACCATCATCGCAACCAGCAGCACCAGCACAGGCACAAGTTGCTCCAACACAACCAGCACCAGCAGTATCGGCAAGTGTTCCTCAGATTATGCAGCAGGCAGAGTATGAGGTTCCTGGTGGCACTCCATCATCTACAATAGTTCCAATACCTATCGGTGGTGGTTCTTCACCGATGATGATGGGTGGTGGGGGAACAAGATTACTTCCTGTTGGAGTATCTAAACAAGCACTATTAAATAGTTACTATCAAGCTCAACTTACTGGGTTCTTATACAAACAAGGATAATGGCAGATAATCAATCAACAAATGCAGGTAGTATAGGTGCGTTTATTCTTCAGTCTGCTGATGGAAGTAAATCTGTTGACATTTCTCCTGGTATCGTTGAGTTAAACTACTACGAAAATATCTTATCAAACTCAGTATCAATGACAACTACTGTAATTGATACTGGTTTTACTGATAGTCCTGTTGGTAATAATGGTATTGTTGATGGTCTTCCTATTCGTGGAGGAGAAAGAGCGTACATTCTTATTGAAGATAAACAACCAACACCAAATAAACTTGAGTTCAAAACTCAAAATGAGAACTCTTTATATGTGAATCGTGTTCGTGATATTGATCCTGGAACTCAACAGGACTTATACTCTATTGATTATGTTCCAAGAGAACACTTTGCAAATGAACAAAGTCGTGTGGTAAAAAGATATGATGGAAACATATCGGATAACATTAAAGCAATACTTACAGAACCTCTCTTTAAGGATAAGGGGTTATTGACTAAGAAAGAAGTTAAAGTAGATGATACTTTAATTGACTATAACTTTATTGGTAATGATAAAAAACCATTCTATGTTTGTACTTGGCTAGCATCCAAGTCTGTTCCTAAAGAAGCAGGAAAAAAAGACAGTGCTGCTGGATATTTGTTCTACGAAACTTATGATGGATATAACTTTAGATCGATTGATGCTCTTTTTAAACAAGAATATAAAAAGAAGTATGTTTATACAAATACAGAATTAAAACCAGAAGAATATGATGCTAAGGTTCTTTCATATAATATTGAAAGAGATATTGACTTGAGTAATAATCTTACTCTTGGAACTTATGCAAACCGCAGTATCTTTTTTGATTTCTTCGCAATGGACTACAAGGTTCGTGAGTATAGTGTTGATGATAATCAGAAAGATGGTATTGTAACTGGTGGTCTTGATGAGATCTTATCTGTGTCTGAAGAGTTTAGAAAACCAGTGTCAAGATTAATGAATCATGTTCTTGATGTTGGAACTCTGCCAAAAGGCAAAGACCTTGATTCTCAACTTGCCAACTGGAAGGATAGTCCATTCAGTCCAACTTATGATGCTTCCAGCACTATGGTTCAATCTATCATGAGATATAATCAGATGTTCTTGATTAAGATTAACGTAGTGATTCCTGGTGACTTTAGTTTAAGAGCAGGTGATTTGGTTCACTGTGATTTTCCTGGACTTACAATAGAAAAGACTACTGAAGTAAACAAGAAGAGTGGTGGTATATATATGATAGCAAGTTTGTGCCATCGCATTACCCCAAGAACTACTTTCACAAGTATGACTCTCGTAAGAGATAGCTTTGGTAGAAAACCTTTCTAAGAGACCAAAATGACAGACAAATCACTACAACAACATATCAACGACGACAAGGATGAACTCGATAATCCTAATACCAGTGGGCAACGTCGTCGTCATTTAGAGGATGAAGTAGAACACCTTGAGAAGTATCAAGCAAATCATCCAGATACCGATCACGATCCCACTGGTTTTGAAATGTATTGTGATGAAAACCCTGATGCCTTAGAATGTAGAGTCTATGACAGTTGAGCAAGGTTTATTTAAGAGACATTTTGTAGGAAGAGATAACTTCATTTGGTGGTTAGGTCAGATTGTTGACGAAACCAAGTGGAGTGGAAATATTCCTGGTTACAGAACTTCAACAACAGAAGATCATAAGGGTTTTGAGTATCGTTATAAGGTTCGCATTATGGGATACCACACAGGTGTTCCTTCCGAACTTAAAGATGATGATCTTCCTTGGGCTTCCGTAATGTATCCAGTCACTGCTGGCGCAGGAACTGGTGGATTGTCTCAAACACCAAACCTTAAGCAAGGTATGTTTGTGTATGGTTTCTTCTTAGATGGAGAAGATGCACAGCAACCAATCATTATGGGTGTGCTTGGATATAACCAGTATACTCAAGTTCTCAATAACATTCCAGATGCTGGATTCATTCCCTTCCAGGGATACAGATTTGCTGAAGAAACCGTAGCAAAATATTCTCTAAGAACTGAAAAGGAAAAACCATTAGGAAAGCAAAGTGGTGGTCCTAATGTCGTCGAAACTGATCCATTAAATCGTGAAGGTAATACTGGTAACGTAAATAATGCAATCAATCAATCTGTTGTTGGAGATAATTCCTTAGCAGATGCTGCATCAGAACAACAAAAAACAGAAGGACAGAAAAAGCACAGTGTTCCACTTACTTCTGTTTGCGAGAAACAACCATTAGGTCAAATACAACTTGATATCTTAGAACTCGTAAAAGATATTGAGACTGCAAGAAAAACCTTATCTGATTGGAAAACAAAAGTATCTACAAGTATAGAAGATGTGCAAAGATGGATTGAAGATAAGGTAAAGTTTGTAGCAGATAAAATCACACAAGGAATCCAGTGGATTGTTACTGAGATTGAAAAGAATGTGATTAAGGTTGTCAATGATAAGATGAAAGATTTTTATTATACAATCTTTCCAAATGAGAGACCAAATTTAAAGACTGCTGTAGAAAATGTCAATGATTTGATCGCATGTTTGTTTAGAAAGATTATCGGAAATCTTTTTAATCTTGTATCAAAATTACTTCTTTCTTTATTCGACAAACTGATTAATGTTCCTGCTTGTTTTGCTCAGCAGTTTGTAAGTGTTATTCTTGGTGGAGTTCTTAATGATATTCTTTCTGGAGTAACTGGAATTCTTGGAGCTATCAGTGGTATTATTGGTACAACTATTGATATTGCAGGAAATATTCTTGGGTTTATTGCCGATATCTTTTCCTGGTTGAGTTGTGATACTAAACCAAACTGTCCTGAAATTGATTCTTGGAGTCCTTGGAATGGTGTAGAAAAGACAGCAACATTTGATATTCAAGGTCTTGTAAATCAGGTAACAAATTTTGCTGGAACTATTACAGATCAGGTTGAGGGTGCTGTTGGAGCAGTTACTGGAGCAGTCACTTCTATTCAGACTACTGTTGAATCTGCAACAAATGGATTTGATGTTAGTCCATTAGGTGCTCCTTGTGATGTTGGTCCATTTCGTTGTGGTCCACCAGTTGTTGAGTTTTATGGTGGAGAAGGAAGTGGTGCCACAGGAAATGCCATTATAGGTTTTACTGGTGAGATTCTTGGTGTTGATATCATTACTCAAGGTGGCAATTATTCAGAACCTCCTTTTGTGAAATTCAAGGATAATTGTGGTAAAGGTTCTGGGGCAGTTGGAAGAGCAATCCTTGAATATGATCCTGATGTTAAAAATGGAAGCGGAGGAGCAACTACAAATAATCCATCTTTTGGTGGTGACAGTGGTAAAGAAGGATGTATTTCTTTAAGTGGATTGAAGAATGGTAGAGTTGTTGCTGTTGTAATTGAAGAACCTGGAAAAGATTATCTCTATGGATATGATGGAAGTGAAGGTGGTGGTGGAAGAACCTTTGCCAACTATTGCGAAACAATGGTGAGGAGATCCAGTGGATGTTATGATCTTCCATACCTTTCGGGAGAAACTATTAATCTCAATGCTGGAGATTGGGTAAAATATCCAAACTCTGCAGCAGTTCAAGTCACAGAAAGTCAAACTGTAACTGCTCCTGCTTGTGGAGACTATAACTCTGCAAATCCTCCAGGACCACCACCACAGTTCCCAACTCCATCACCTTTTGATCCAACAACTCCGGTGGATAACACATCATATCCTATTGATGTTGTTCTTGAAGATGTTGTGATTTTAACTCCAGGACAAAACTACACTCCAGGAGATCCTGTAGTTTTTATTCCTCCAGATGAGGTAAGTGGACCTGAAACAGTAGTTCCTCCTACTATTGTAGAGTATAATCCTCCAAATAATGGAGTTGATGCGGAGGTTGGAGAAGTTGACAATAATGGTGCTATTAAAACTATTATAATTAGAAACACTGGCAAATCATTTACAAGTTATCCAAATATTCGTGTAATAAGTAACAGTGGATTTAATGCTAAACTTGCTCCTCGTTTCGCACTTCTCAGGTTAACACCAGAAGAACTTGAAAGAAAACAGCAAGCAGGTGAAAGAATTATTTCTGTAATTGATTGCGTAGGCAAAATACCACCAAAACAAGAATTTGAGTTAGTACCATAATGGGACAGAAAAAAGATAGTTATTCGACAAGATATGGAACTCATCATGGTGAGATAAGATTTGGACATATTCATGATGATAATGTTCAGTCTGGGGTTATGCTCAGGACTGGACCTGATGGCGGAAGACATTACATGCAAATGGATGTTGATGGTTCCACTGAAGGCGGCAGAAAAGGTGGAACTATTAATAGATGTCCTGGAACTTATCAAGTTATTGCTGGAACTGATGTATCTAAAGAAATACCAGGAATATACTTTGAGGCAACAAGTGGTGATTTTGTAATTAATGTACCAAAGGGCAGACTCAGAATTGCTGCAGAGAATGTTGATATTCGTGCCTCTGGGACAGGAAACGAAAAAGGTGTTATAATATTAGATGCTGACGAAAAGATTCTCTTAAAGTCTCAGCAGATCGACCTAGATAGTAAAGTATCTACCAAAATATTCTCAGAGAAAACTGTAGAGTGTATTGGTAAAGGTATTCTTAACATTTATGGTGGTCTAATTGACTGTGCCGATGGAGCGACAAAAATTAAAGGATCCAAAGGTGGATTGTTCTTTAATGAAGATAGATTTAAATTTTAAAATATGAAAGTACCCGATCTTTATGTTGGAAAAAGACTATTTGTTGGTGTAGGTAGACCTGAAATATTAGGTAGGGGCCCATTAGAAATTCGTGGATCTGCTTTCTTAGAGGGACCAACTATAACTGGAAATCCTTTAGTGTTTCCTAATATTTGGGGAACTGTAATGATTGCCCCCCTCACAAATACCGAATCTCCTCCACCTATTATTCCTGGAGCACTTGTTGCCTGTGGAATCGTAAACAATTCACCGTATTCTCTTGCGGTTCTTGGTGATGCTGCTATTTTCTCCAATTTGGATGTGGATGGAATCATTACTGCTGGCGCAATTGTAAGAGCAGGAGCACTCATTCAATCTCAAGGAGATGTAGTTGCTTTTTGTGGTGCTCATAGACTTTCTGCGAAGAAAAACTTTGATATTCCTCACCCAACACGAGAAGGATGGAGACTGACTCATACTTGTGTAGAAGGACCTGAAGCAGCAGTTTATATTCGAGGAAGAGTTAGAAATACTACAGAGATTCTTCTTCCAGATTATTGGAAAGGTCTTGTTGATATTGATACTATTACAGTTAACTTAACGGCAATCGGTGCCCACCAAGATATTATTGTAAAACGGTGGGATGATGAAAAAGTATATCTTCAGTCCCGTGGAGGTATGCCAATCAATTGTTTCTACCACATCATGGCTGAAAGAATTGATACAGAAAGACTTATTCCAGAATACGAAGGAACAATTGAAGATTATCCTGGAGATAATTCTCAGAGATCTATTGCTGGATATCATTATGATACTAAGGAGTAAATAAATGGCAGAATTTAGTGGATTTACCCCAAGAGAAGCACCAGAATTGCCTAGTGATCCCAATTCTGGTGGTTTGACAATTGCCGGAACAGGATCTTTTGGATCTTTAAATGTTAGTGGAATTGTTACATCAACAGGAAATAGTAACGGAACAAATACTTTAACATTCTCAGTATCAGGATCCGATATTACTTTTTCTGTAGCAGGTATCGGTTCCACGACATTAAAACTTGCCTGACCCTTGACAAGGGACTCGGCACCTGCTATATTACTAAGGTAATCAACGGATGAACCGAATGCAGGATGAGTATCTGACACGTTGTGTGGTTGATCCAATCAAACGAACCGTGTATCTGTACTCCAGTGAGGGGTCAGAAAAGGAAGTGGTCTGCGAGACCGTAGATGAGTTCATGAACGTGTTAGACTTTGTTCGTGCCACAGTGGATGAGGATACTCTCTCCTACGCAAATCCACTTTAAGTTTCATTTTTAGGGGGAAAAATTCCCGGTAAAATTTTAGTTCTATTACTTTTTCAAAATGCGTCCAGAGACAAGAGAATCGATGGAAATGCTTTTCACTGCAAAGTGGAACATTCCTCAAGCAGCATCAAACTGTGGTCTCACGAACAAAGAAATGAAAATTACATTTAATGAATATTGTAGGTTACATCCCCCGACTTATGTGGTAGAATCTAATAATCAACTCAGTCTTCTCTGAGTTTTTATGGGCGAGTGACGTAATCCGGTAGCCGTATCGCACTTAAAATGCGCTGGGAGTAATCCCGTGGGGGTTCGAGTCCCCCCTTGCCCATTAGAAAAGGTAAACTTTATAAATAAATATAACGTCTACCTTTTCTATGAAATACACTGAAGAACAATTTATTGATGCTGTAAAGTCCTCAACAAGTATGAGACAAGTCCTAAACAAACTTGGACTCAAGGAAGCAGGTGGCAATTATACTATTGCCAAAACAAGAGTTAAAAATCTTGGGTTAGATACTTCACATTTTAAAGGACAGGCGTGGAATAAGGGAAAAACACTTGGACCACGAAAACCTGTAGAAGAACTTTTGGTGAATGATAGAAAACATCCCTATCAATCACATAAATTAAAAAATCGTCTACTACAGGAAGGTATTAAAATTCATCAGTGTGAAATGTGTGGTATAACAAAATGGAGAGATAGACCAACTCCTTTAGAGTTGGATCATATAAATGGCATCAACTACGATAACCGTTTAGAAAATCTCCGATTATTATGCCCAAACTGCCACGCACAAACAGATACTTATAGAGGTCGTAACAAGATACTCTAAATAACCAAAAGTAATAGGAACTTTCCTATGAAGTACAGAATTGATGCCAGATATTGTTGGTACAATAAAGGAACAATGATTGTTCTGATGTATTTCATAAATCAAGTTCCATTTACTTTTGATGAACTTCCAGACGAATCCATTTATGATCTGGAATTAATCAAATTAGCAGATAACGAAAGACGCTTTGAACCTGAGGATTTGTACCATTCATCGTTCTATTTGATTGATGAAGAGTGTCATCCTCTTATGTTTGAGGTTGAACTGGAAAATCCAGAAATGTTACCTGCCGATTAATGCCCTTGTAGCTCAGTGGTAGAGCACGGCTTTTGTAAAGCCGATGTCGCAAGTTCAAATCTTGTCGGGGGCTCTGAGTTCTAAAACTCCAATGTCACTAATATCCAAACAAGACCGTGAGATGGTCATTGAAGCACTTGAATATTATGTTCAAAAACTTAAGGATGATAATTGCACGAATGCTTCCATCACTGCATTTCAAACACTCCTTAACTGGATCGAACTGGAGCATTTCAAAAATGAAAATTAATCTCTGGTATTGTGCTGACATGAATCAGTGGCGTTGGACTTTGACTGATAATAGTCGTCCTGTTTGTAGGCAAGAATCTGGACAAAGACCTTTTCTTCGTGATGCAATGAATGATGTGGCAAATACTGTAGAATATATGTTAGAATGCAAACAAAGTGAGTAAAAATACTTAGATGAAATCAGATTTTTATATAGATAGGGTAGGTAAAGAAGAAATCAAAGATCTTCTTTATACCTATCATTATCTTAAAGACGAATCAAAAGATTTTAAATCTGGTTTCAACTATGGGCTTTTCAGATCCTCGGTTTCTGACATTCTTAGGGTTGGTGGTTGCTTGGGCACTTGTGTCTTTACTGGCCTCCCCGTCCCAGAGATAGCAGTAGGTGCTTTTGGATTACAAAGGCATAAACAAGAGGGCATCTATGAGTTATCAAGACTTTGTATTCACCCAGATGTTCAAAAAGAAGAGTATAATATCACATCTTGGTTCGTCAGTCGTTGCATAAGGAGATTTAGAAAAGATGCCCCAGTTCGTGCTATTCTTAGTTACGCTGACTCTAATCACCACACTGGAGTTATATACCGAGCTTGCAATTTTCAATACTACGGTCTAACTGCACCTAAGAAGGATTTTTATTATGCTGACGGAACTAAGCATTCTAGAGGTAGCATTAGAGGTGCTGATGGTGAGTGGAGGGATAGGTCTCGTAAACATCGGTATCTTATGGTATTCGATGAGGGACTCAGAAAAAGGTTGACATGGAAGCAGGAGAAGTGGTAAAATAATATGGTGTGAAGGAAGTGCGGAGAGGAGATCCTTAGGGGTCTCCTCTTTTTTCATATGATAAATAATCCATAACGGAAACTATAAGCATTAATAAGATGGGTCTCTCCAGATTAGATAATTTTCTGAAATCAACTCGTGGAACCATTCTCTATGTTGATCCAAGCAGTTTAGATTCTACTGATAGTATCGAGAATCAGGGCAACAGCCTTACAAGACCTTTTAAGACAATTCAAAGGGCACTGATTGAGGCAGCACGATTCTCATATCAGAGAGGATTGGATAACGATAGATTTAATAAGACTACGATTCTTCTGTATCCTGGAGACCATACTGTAGATAACCGTCCAGGTTATATTCCTGATGGTGCAAATAATTTTAGAATGCGTAGTGGTGCTACTACAAATGACTTAGTGCCCTTTGATTTAACGACAAACTTTGATCTCACAACAAATAATAACGCACTTTATAAGTTAAACTCGGTTCACGGTGGAGTTATCATTCCTCGTGGTGTTTCTATCGTTGGTATGGATCTTCGTAAGACTAAGATTCGTCCTACTTATGTTCCAAATCCAGAAAACAACAATATTGAGAGATCTGCTGTTTTTCGTGTAACTGGTGGTTGTTACCTTTGGCAGTTCAGTGTTCTTGATGCCGATCCAAATGGTATTTGTTATAAAGATTACACTACAAATACCTTTGTTCCCAACTTCTCTCACCACAAACTCACTGCTTTTGAGTATGCTGATGGTGTAAATGATGTAAGTATTGCAGATACTTTCCAGACTTATTCTACAGATAGAACTGATCTGGATATGTATTATGAAAAAATTAGTATTGCTTATGGTCAATCAAGTGGTAGACCTATTGAACCAGATTATCCTTCATCTACTCTGGATATTCAAACTGTTGTTGACGAATATCGTATTGTTGGATCTCGTGGTGCTGAAGTCGGAATCTCAAGTATTAAGGCTGGTAATGGAGTAACACCAAATACTCAGATTACTGTAACACTTTCATCGGCACTTAATGGTCTGAATGTTGATACTCCAATTCAAATTAATGGAGTTGGATCTCCTGGTTACGATGGTCAGTTTGTTGTTTCTGAAGTTAATAGCACAACTGAGATTGTTTATCAGGTTCAGAATGCTCCAACAAATGCTCTTCCATCAGTGGCAGGCGCAACTCTGAACATTGCTGTTGATACTGTCACATCTGCTTCACCCTACATCTTTAACTGTTCTCTGCGTTCAGTTTATGGTATGTGTGGTTTGCTTGCTGATGGTAGTAAGGCAAACGGATTCAAGTCCATGGTTGTTGCTCAGTTTACGGGCATTGGACTTCAGAAAGATGATAATGCTTTTGTCAAGTATGATTCAACCTCTGGAACTTATAAAGATTCGACATCATTTGAGAATCTTCATAGTGATTCTCGTGCAAGATTTAAACCAACTTATGAAAACTTCCACATTAAGGCAACCAATAATGCGTTCCTTCAGTTAGTTTCTATCTTTGCGATTGGTTATGCTCAGCACTTTGTATCCGAGTCTGGTGGCGACCTTTCAATCACAAACTCTAACTCAAACTTTGGTGCAAAATCTCTTGTAGCTTCAGGTTTCAGAAGTGAAGCATTCCCAAGAGATGACATTGGTTATATTACACATGTCATTCCTCCAAAGCAGATTGAGACATCAGAAACTAGTATTGAGTTTGTTGCTATTGATGTAGCAAAGACCGTAGGTATTGCTTCAACAAACAGACTTTATCTTTACAATGAAATCAATGAAGACGTAGCACCTACTACAGTTCTTGATGGTTATCGTTTAGGTGCAAAAGTAAACGATGCTCTCAACGTTCAGATTTCTCAGGCAGGTGTAACAACTCAATATTCGGCACGAATCATTATGCCGAATACACAATACACATCATCAGAACTATCTTCTCAGAAGTTATTCACTGTAGGAAGAAGTGGTGTAGGTATTAATAGCATTTCGGCAAATGTTTTTACCTTAACTTCAAATCACTCTTTCTTAACTGGAGAAACAGTCAGAATATTCAGTGAGAATGGACATGTTCCTGATGGTCTGAATTCAAACCAAGTTTATAATGTCATTACAAATCAAACTGATGGAACTCTTGGCAATAATCAAGTCAAGATTGCTCAATCTCTGAATGACGCTGTAAGAGATCAACCAATCACTGTCAATAGTAATGGTGGTATTCTTACAATTGTCAGTAGAGTTTCTGATAAGACCCCTGGAGAAATCGGTCACCCAGTTCAATGGGATGGTTCGCAGTGGTATGTAAATGTTTCTACTGCTTCTTCAGAGAACACAATCTACTCTACTGTTGTTGGTCTTGGAACTACCGGTCTTGGTGCTGCTACTCCAAGAACTTATATTACAAGAAAACCTGATACTAGAAGTTTAATTGATACAATCTATCGTCTTCGTTATGTTCTTCCTAAAGATTCAGCACTGTCTGCTCGTCCTCCACTGGATGGATACATCATTGAAGAGTCTGGTAATGTAATTGGAGCAGGAACAACTGAAATTCAGAAATACTTCGATCCAACAAATAGTTCAACACTTTCAAACTCAACGGAACTTCGTAATCCAAGATTCATTGCCAATGCAACTTGGTCTTCTAATACAGCAAGCGTTATTACAGAACTTCCACATGATCTGAATATTGGATCTCAAGTTGAAGTTATTAATGTCAGAAGTACAAATAATACAACTGGTGTAGCAAACTCTGCTTTCAACGGAACCTTTACAGTTACCGGTATTAGCAGCACAAAACAGTTTAGTTATGCCCTGACGACAAATCCAGGTACATTTACAAACGATACTTCAGCAAGAACTTCAAGTCTTCCTGCTTTTAGAAAGAAGAAGTTCCCTGGAACATATCAAATCTATAGAAGCCAAGAGATTCAAAAGTATGTTCCTGGTGCTCAAGACGGTGTTTATCACTTAATTGTCAGTAACGCATCTAACTCACCAACTGTTGCCCCATTCACTGATTTAAGATTCCCACAACCAATTCAGAATCTTTATCCACAAACAAATAGAGATAATCCTGTCTCAGATCCAGCACCTTCAGCATCATTTGCTCTTCCCGATCCAATTGGTCAAGTTGTTGTTAATGACACTCAAAAGAGTATTACTAAGGAATCACTTGGTAAGGGTCTGATTGACTTTGCTGTTGGTTTTGGATTAACTGATATTAGGTCCAATACTGCAGGAACTGCTCACACATTCTACTCAGCATTAGATCACGGTCTTGCTGGTATTACTTCTGTAAGCATTGTATCTGGTGGTTCTGGATATGGATCTGGATCAGCAGGAAATGCTTATAATGCAAGACTTGTAGGATTCGCAGGTTCCACAACTGGAGCAAATGCAACAGCAGTTGTTACATTTAACTCCTCAGGAACCATTACTGCTGTCAAGATCATGGACGGTGGTAGTGCTTATGGTATCGGTAATACACTTTCTGTTGTTGGTGTTGCAACTACAACTGCACATGTTCCTGCAGTTGTTCAGGTTACCTACATTGAAGATAATATCAACGATAGTATTCAACTTGACGGTATTATTCCGTCATCTAATAACGAATATAACACTCTTTATAAAGTAACTGGCATTTCAACTGGTAATACAAAACAGTTTGAAGTTGAATCATCTGTTCCTATCAACAACCCAACACAAGTTGGACTTGGTGTGACTGCTACAATTTACAGCAATACTAAGATCGTTGGTAAGGCTCTTGGCATCTCAACATTTGTTTATGATTCGTCAGTTGGTACTGCTGCTCTTACATTCTATACTCCTCACGGATTTAAGGTTGATAACAAACTGCGTATTGGTGGCGCTACTGTTAACTTCTTTAATGGTGATTTTATCGTTAAGAAGGTTTCTACTCCTACAACTCTGACAGTTAATGTAGGACTTGGAACAACTGTTGTTGGAACTGGTGGATCTATCACTGCTTATAGATATGGATTTGCATCAAGTGGTGGTGATATTACTGTAGATAATGAGAATCTTTCTGGAAGATTTGGATTTGAGTATGCTGGTATTACAACAACTCTGAACACTGCGATTCTTGCAAATGCAGCAGATTCTACACCATTAGTAATCATTGGTGCTGATGCTCTTGGATTCAGACTTGGTGATTATATTCAAATCGATAGTGAAATCTTCAGAATCAAATCCGATGTTACTGGAAGTTCTGTTTCGGTATTCCGTGGTCTCTTTGGAACTACAAGAGAAACTCATACTGTTAACTCAGTTGTCAGAAGAGTCAATGTAATTCCTATTGAACTTCGTAGAAACTCTATTATTCGTGCATCTGGACACACATTTGAATATCTTGGTTTTGGTCCTGGTAACTATTCTACTGCTCTTCCAGAAAGACAAGATAGAATCATTTCTCCTCAGGAAGAACTGATTGCTCAAAATAGTAAAGTTGATGGTGGTGTAAGCATCTTCACTGCGATGAACAGTGATGGTGACTTCTATACTGGAAACAAAAAAGTTAACTCTGCAACTGGTCAAGAAGAAGTATTTGATGCACCTGTTCCATCTATAACTGGTGAAGAGATTGAAACTGGAAATATCAGTGTTGGTTTTGATGTTCTGACTCCACTGGAAGCATCAATCACAAGATCTCTGAGAGTTGAAGGTGGTACTGATGGTAATCTTGTTTCGGAATTTGATGGTCCTGTAGTCTTCAACAATAAGATCACTTCAACATCCAATAAAGGTATTGAAGCAAGTTCGGTATTCATTCAAGGTGATGCTGTTGTTTCTCGTAAGTTCTCCGTCAGCAAAGATAAGCCATCTCTTGCTGGTAACTATGGTGACATTAACTTCAACTCAGAACCAACTAAGAATGGATTTGTTGGTTGGGCTTATGTAACTCAGAATCAGTGGGAACCATTTGGTTTTATTGGTGGAGCAGGAGTTGGTATTTCTTCTAATGGAACTTATGTTGGATTCTCGACTCTCGTTAACATTCAAACAACTGGTATTGATTTAACAGCAGTTAATGATGTAACTTCTGGCATTACCACTGTTAATTTTAATGCTTCACCGAAGATCGGAATTTCAAGTGGTCCTCTGAATAATTTTGTTGGTCTTGCAACACAAATTAACTTTGTTGGTTATGGTGTTACACTGACAACAGCATTTAACCAAACTACAGGAATTGCAACAGTTACCGTAGATACCAGTGGTCTGATTGGTGTTGGTGGTTCATTCCCAGGACTTCCAAACTACTCACTTCAATATAATGATTCCAACAAGTTCAACGGTGTTCCTATCTTCCTTTACAATTCTGCCGGAAACAATCTGGTAGTTGAAGGTTCTTCGAGCAATACAATTTTTAAGGTAACTCAAACTGGAAGTGGAAACGCATTCTATGTTGAAGATACAAGTGGAGATCCAACACCATTTGTTGTTACTAATGATGGTTCGGTAGGTATCGGAAGCTCAGTTCCTGCTGCTCAACTTGATATTACTGCTACTTCACAACCAGCAATCAATATCAGATCCACAAGTGGTTCTGGCAATATTGTTCGTATCGATAATACTTCTACAGATACCACTCCATTTATTATTGATGTCAGTGGAAATGTTGGTGTTAATACTGTTGCAGCAATCGCAGCACTTGATGTTGTCGGAAATGCTGCAGTCACTGGAGCAGTAAGAATCTATGAGTCTGATAGAAGCAACTATGTTGGTCTTCAAGCAGGTTCTCTGGGTTCCAACATTACCTTTACACTTCCAACTGGTATTGGTACTGCTGGTTATGTTCTTTATACCACAGGTTCTGGTGTTCTTGATTGGAAGGTGGTTTCTAACCAAGAAGTTAAAGCTGGAACTGGTATTACGATTTCTTATGCAACTGTTGGTTCCGGTATTACCGTTGCTACTATCACGAATAGTGGTATCACAAGTGTAACTGCTGGTCTTGGTATTACTGTTTCTTATACTGGTTCAAGTGTACAGGTTGCAGCAACCTCAAGTGGAACAGCAAACCTCTACCCATTCACCACTCGTGGATTCAGTATTCCTATCTGATTAACCTGCTTCAGGAATAACTACGATATTATACGCCCCGCAAGTTGAATTAAATGCTTGTCCCGGAGCAAGCATTAATTCAGTTGGATATGCTGCTAAATTTGATGATGTTACAGATTGAGTTGTAAAGTTTTGTTGTCCTGTAAAATTATCAGTAGATACTAGTACTTGCTGCGATGTAGTAGTTGTATATGGTAAAATCATATTATTACTGTCACCATTTCCCGTACCATTAATAAAAGCAAGATTTCTTCCAATTGTTGGAGTTGATGACGTTGACACCGATACCCCACCCCAACTAATAGATGTTACGTTGGACATAAAGTTAATCACAACTCTCACATTTTGTCCAGTATTGTTAGTATAAGAAGGGTTAGAAGAACCACTCAATACTTGCGAAGCCATATGATTTCCTAAAAGTGTTTTTTAGTATTTATAAATAACTAGAAAGGTTGGCGCTCTCCACCGATGGCAGTACAAAAGAATTTTGTCGTCAAGAACGGCATAGAGGTAAACGATAATCTTATTTTTGCCGATAAGGATAGAAATACGGTCGGTATTGGAACTACCATAACTCCAGAAAAACTTCAAGTTAATGGTGGCATCGGTGCTACAAGTTTAGTTGTAACTGGTATTGCAACGATTCCAACATTGAAGTCAACTGATGCGTTTGCATCTAACGGTTACATTAATGTTGGTGTTGTTACATCCATCACAGGCACAGGATTAACATATACCACAGGTAACTTTGGAATCGTAAATGCGAATAATGTAAATGCTATTTCTGGTGTTGTAACCAATCTATCTGGTACAATATCAACTTATACTAGTTCTTATTCTACTACATTAAACTCAGGAGTAGTTTTAACTCCAAACCTTTATGCTGTTTCTGGTATTGTTACCAACGGTACAGTAACGAACTTAACAGGTACAGCAGCAACGATTGGAACTGTTCGGATTGTTTCTGGTATTGTAACTGCAACATCAGGTGTTGTAACATATTATGGTGATGGTCAATATCTGAATCTGGCATCAAATGCCATTAAAGGTATTGGTATTGGAACCACTGGTGGTGTTGTTGGTTATGGAATTACTTTCTTAGATCTTAAGGGAGCAGGTGTATCCACTTCTATCTACAATAGTTCTGTAGGTATTGCCACTATCTTCTTCCAAGGTGGTGGTGGAGGTGGTGGAGGAGCCATTGGTATTGGTTCCACATTCCCAGGGACTCCATTATCAATTCTTTCTGCACCAACAAATGGTGACTTATTCTATCATATTGATTATGGTAGAACCTTTATCTATTATGATGAGGTGATTCTTGGAGTTGGTTCATCTGCATTCTGGGTAGATGCTGCACCATTTAATGTTGGTGTCAATCCAACTCTTGCTGGTGTTGCGTTCTCTATGGGATCCGCAAATAACCCATCAGCATATTTTGAAGGTTATACAAATACTGGATGGTTCTCACCAACAGCAGGACAATTTGGTATTGTATCAGTAGGAAATACAATCTTAACTGCAAATCCAAATGGTATTGTAGTTACTGGTATTGCTTCTGCGACTGGATTTGCTGGTACATTTAGTGGAAATCTTGCAGTATTCTCTGGAAACTCAACAGATAATATTGTCAGAATTACTCAAACTGGATCTGGAAATGCTCTTGTAGTTGAAGATTCAGCAAATGTTGATGCTACTCCTTTTGTCGTTACTGGTGTTGGTAGTGTTGGTATCGGAACCAACGCACCAATTAGTCTCTTAGATGTTCATGGGGACCTTAGATTAGCAAGACTTGACTCTGTTTCTGCTGGTGGTGAAATTGTATTTGCTCGTGCCTCTGATAATACAAATGCATGGGCTATTGATGTTGAGGGTAGTGGATCAAATCCAAACTTCAGAATCACTGATAATACTCAAGCAGAAACCAGAATCCACATCAACTCTTCTGGTAATGTAGGTCTTGGTTCTACAGCAACATCAAGACTTCATGTATTTGGAGATGCTAGTATAACTGGTGTTCTAACTGCAGTATCAGCACGAGTTGGTTCAGCAGTTACCATTACTTCTGGTGGAGTTATCACTGTTGGTGTTGTTACTGCATTTGACTTTAACTCAACATCAGATCTTAATCTAAAAGAAAACATCACAACCGTAAGTGATGCTGTGAGTATCGTAAATGATCTCCGTGGTGTAAGATTTGAGTGGAAGAGAGATCATAAACCTTCTTATGGTGTGATCGCACAAGAACTTGAACAGATTTTACCAGAACTCGTTACAGATACTGATCCAAAAACTGTGAACTATAATGGTATTATTGGTGTTCTTATTGAGGCAGTAAAAGAACTTTCTGCTGAGATAGAACAGTTAAAAAATAATAAATAATCAAAAGTAAAAGCCGAGTGGAGACACGACGATGGCAATTAAAGTCAACGGTTGTACAGTAATAGACGACAGTAGAAATGTAAATGCTGGAGTATCCACTGCTGCTACAGGATGTGTAACTGGTACTTTAACAGCAGGAACAGCAACAGTTCCAGGAACAGTAACTGGTGGAGTTGTTTGTGCTACTTCATGTTTCTCTGGAAGTGGTTCGGGACTTTCTAATATTCCTTCAGGTGCCATTACTGGTTCTTTAGGTGGTATTAGAGTATGTACTTTTAGTTCACCAGGAACCTTTAGTGTTCCACCAGGAACAACGACTTTAAAGATTACTGCAATTGGTGGTGGTGGTAATGGTTCTAGCTGCCCCCTCTTCGGGGGGGATCAGTACCGATCTGGAGGTGGCGGAGCAGGAGCAGCAGCAGTTAAATACTTAACCGTACCACCAGCATGTAGTTCTTATCCGGTGACTATTGGTGGAGCAGGAGGAGATACTGTTTTTGGTGGTCCTACAGTATTCTTAACAGAAGGTGGGTGTACTGGATGTGGCGGCGGCTGCTTTAGTGGAGGATCTCAAGGTAATTATGGATGTGTTCCTAGTACTGCCACTCATCTAATTAGTAATCCCGGACAAGTTAGACAATGTTCTTGTACCTTGGTCACATCGGCAGGTGGAGCTCCTGGTTCGATCTATGGCAGCAGTGGTCATGGTCAATCTAGTTATTTTGGCACTGGTGGTGGTTATTGCTTTAGAAATGCTACTGGATTTGGTGCCGGAGGATCCTCCGGGGATGGAGGCCCAGTAGCAGCTGGAACAGGATCACCAGGATTCGTAATCGTTGAGTGGTAATCTAAATATCCATAAAACTTTAAAGGAGAAAAACCATGAATTACGCAGCAGTATCTAAAGAAACAAATAAAGTCGTCAATAATATTGAATGGGATGGTCAGTCAGACCTTGATCCATATTGGACAACTGAATGTGATATAATTCCTTGGGATATTAATACAATTGGTTATCCAGTCAATCGTGATGATAACTACGATGCAACTGCAAATGCTTTCTATCCCGATGCACCTTATCCATCATGGATTCTTAATGATGAGTTTAGATGGGAAGCACCAGTTCCTATGCCAACTGATGCCCCAGAAGGATCTCATTATGAATGGGATGAAGATACTGTAAACTGGATATTGGTAGAAAATCCTGTAGTAAATCCTTCGGTATAAACATAAATAACTAAACCTGATGAACCGCAAACTTCAGGAGGAGGGTGAAAGTCCCTCCTTTTTAGTATAAATATTTCTGCGGTTCATTTGAGTAGAAATGTATTACGTTTACTCGTATTTACGGGAAGATCATAGTCCATATTATATCGGTAAAGGTTCTGGAAAAAGAGCCTATACAAAAGGTCCAAAAGAAGTCAAACCACCAAGAGATAAATCAAGAGTTAAAATTATTAAAGATAATCTCACTGAAGAAGAGGCATTTCTTTTAGAGAAACTTTATATCTTAATGTTTGGTAGGATTGATTTAAATAATGGAATCTTAAGAAATAAAAGTGACGGTGGAGATGGTGCTTCTGGTGCTGTAAGAAGTAAGGAAACAAGAGAAAAACTTCGTCAAGCAAATCTTGGTAAGAAAAGGCCACAGTGGGTTTATGATAAGATTGCTGAAAGTAATAGAGGTAAAAAATTAAGTGAAGAAACAAAAGCAAAAATGTCTGCGGTTAGAAAAGGTAGAACTTGTACCGAAGAACATAAAAGAAAAGTGAGTGCATCAAAATCAAGTCCTCATAAAATTACTTTTGATAATGGTAAAAGTATTATCATTAAAAATATTATGGATTTTATGAAAGATAGTGAATATCATTATTCTGGAATTTATAATGTAAAACTTGGTTATAGAAAAAAATATAAGGACATTATAAAGGTTGAAAAAGTAAATTGACACTATAAAAAAACTGATATATAATGTGTCTGAATAACATAAGGAGATTGACTTTTGGCATATCAGTCGATTTGGTACTACAGTGATATCCCGAATAAGATTATTGATATAATTGAAGAAGACCTTGCAGAAAACTTTGATCCACACCTTCAAGATTCACGAGTGGGTGGTGGAGATTATGGAACTGTAGATAAAGATAAAAGAAACGCAAAAAATGCATGGGTGCCAACATCTCACTGGATTGGTGGATTTGTTTGGCATTATGTGCAACGAGCAAATCGTGAAAACTTTTTATATGATTTAGATAATATTGATGGCGAATCACTTCAATATACTGTGTATGGAGAAGGGGAGTATTATGGTTGGCATAATGACGCAGGTATTGATAGTCTCTATAAGCCAGTATCTGCAGGTAATCGTGGAAATGGAAATGAGATTGCTCAGGATTTTATTAATGAAAGTTGCGAAAAAGTAAGAAAGTTATCTTTTAGTTTGCTTCTTTCTGATCCCGATACTTATGAAGGCGGCAATCTCCAACTTCTTGGAGAGAGTGGAAAATCTTATATTGCTCCTCGTCAAAGAGGTGCGATTATTCTCTTTGATTCAAGGACACAACATAGGGTTCAGAAAGTAACTAGTGGTGTCAGAAAGTCACTAGTTGGATGGTGCGTGGGAAACCGGTGGCGCTGAACCCCGATGGAGGTAATATAAATAACTCCATCTAGGACCAATAATACTATGGAAAATCATTATGTTTATTATTCTTATGAGGAGTTTGGTAGAGGTTACATAGGTTGTAGAACCTGTAAATGTCTTCCTGAAGAAGATAACTATCTTGGTTCTTATCACGATGAAACTTTCAACCCTTCTCATAAGATAATTCTTGAAACTTTTTCCACAAGAGAAGAAGCACTTCAGGCTGAAGTAAATCTTCATAAGTTTTATCAAGTAGATAAAAATCCACATTTTGCAAATAAGGCAAGACAAAAAACCACTGGATTTTATTATGCAGAAAAAAAGTTTGGTGAAGATAATCCATTTTACGGAAGAAAACATTCAAAAGAAACCAGAGAAAAACTTTCAAAATCTTCAAAAGGAAGACCTGGAATAAAAAAATATAGAGAAGACAATCATTTTTATGGAAAAAGTCATTCTCAAGAAACAAAAGAATTGATAAGGCAAAAAACTTTAGAACAATTCAGAACATTAGGTCATCCTTTTAAAGGTAGAAAACATTCAGAAGAGTCAAAAGCAAAATTTAGAGAAAACAACAAAGGAGAAAACAATCCAAATTACGGAAAAGTAACTCCACCAAATGTCCGTGACAAAATAGGTCAATCAAAAATTGGCAGAAAACTTTGGAATAATGGAGAACAACAAAAATTCTCAAAAGAATGTCCCGGTGAAGGGTGGACTTTGGGGGGAATAAAATCAAAGGAGATTTAAATTATGGCAGAACAAATGACACAAGATGCCATCGATTGGCAGGAAAGAATTAACTCAGGTTCATCGCCAACAAATAATGAACAGTTTGATCGAGATGGATATCTGGTTCTAAAAAATCTGTGGGATCCAAAAGATCTTTATTGTGATCCACCAGAAATCAAAGGTCAATACAATTACTACGGAAAGATTGAGAAGTTTTCTCACATTCCATTAGAAGGACAGGTTGAAGGATCAACTTCAAGATACTATTGGCCTCCTTACAAGTTTGCCCATTCTCAGATTCGTTTAAAACTTGAGAAAGCAATCGGTAAGAAACTTTATAATACTTACTATTATGATAGGTTTTATAATCCAGGGCAAGCACTGACCAATCATGCAGATCGTCCTGCTTGTGAGATTTCAGTTACGATTCATGTAAGTTCAAATGTAAGTAATCCATGGCCTATTTGGATTAAAACTCCAGATACTTATGATGACCCTAAGACCAAAGCAAATATCATCAAGAAAGGTGAGAATCGTTCGGTGATTCTTGGTCCTGGTGATGGTATGATTTACAAAGGTTGTGAGAGACCACACTGGAGGGAACCTCTTCCAAGAGAATATAAAAGAACTTGGTATGGAGCAAAGGTAGAAAAAGAAGGTTTATATTATCATCAAATCTTTTTCCATTATGTTCTTCAAGACGGACAACGAGCACAATTTGCATTTGATATGGGGAATGGTTAATCTATGATTACTCTTGGTCTTTATGGTTCTTTTGATTGGAGGGCAGATAAATCAGTCAACGAACAAGGTGAACCCACATGGTGTCATGATGCTGGGGCAACTTTGTTTGTAAATGGAAAACATATCTGCTCTATTTCTGAAGAACGACTTACTCGTAAAAAGCATGATGGAAACTTTCCACAAAACTCAATCGACTATTGTTTATCTGCTGGAAACATCAGTGGAGAAGACGTAGATTTGGTTTGTGTTCCTTCAATGTGTGTGACCATGTTCTATAAGAAATGGTACGAAGGGACTGTAAAGAGAATGATTGAGGAGAGATTTCCAAATGCAGAGTTTAAGTTGGTTTCTCACCACTTAAGTCATGCTGCTGCTTCAGTGTTTTCTTCAAAATTTAATGAAGGGTCATTTATCACTTTAGATGGTGCTGGTTCTCTCACATTTAATTGTGGGTTTACTGGAACCATGATGGCAGAGACCAACTCTATTGGTTATTTTAATAAGGAAAAGGGCATCTTCCGATTCTTTAATGGTATTCCAGGATCAAATGATTTTGGTGGATTTTATCACTCACTTTCTCATCAGATTTATTGTGAAAAAGTTCAAAAAAATATTGATGGATGGGATGAAAAGTATCGTGAGACTTGGGATGGTAAGATCATGGGTCTTTCGGCATACGGAAGTTCTATGAACTTTACTGATGAAAACCTCATGTATCAAATGTCAAAGGATCTTGCTTATGATGATATTCCTTATGTGACTTTTGTGAAAGATCCAACAAATGCATTTAAGTTCCGAAATGCTGATGAGAAAGCTTTCATTATTCAAAAGAACTTCGAACTTGCGTTGTTGGACTATGTTACAGAACTGAAGAAAAACTCTTATCTTGAGGACTATATTTGCTTCTCTGGTGGTTCATTCTTGAATGTTCTTGGCAACTCTGTTCTCAAACAAAGTGGATTGTTTAAGGATATTCATGTTCCACCATGTCCTAATGATGTAGGTCTTCATTTTGGTGCAGCATGTTTTGGTCAATTTAAAAATAATCAACCAATCGAACTTCCTGATAATATTGCTCTTCTGGGTAAAGAATACTCAAATGATGAGATTGAATCATCACTGAATGATTCGGGAGTTACTTATGAAAGATATAAAAACTTTGAAGATCTTTGTGAGTTTACCGCACAAGAACTGAATAATAATAAGATTATTGGGTGGTTCCAGAATCGTTCTGAGTTTGGTCCAAGGGCACTTGGATCTCGTTCACTTTTAATGCATCCTGGACCAAAAGAAAATAAGGATGTGATGAATCATCGAGTAAAACATCGTGAATATTGGAGACCTTTTGCAGGTATTATGTTGGAGGAACATCTGACAGAATACTTTAATGAAGACTTCAACTCTCCTTACATGCTTTACTCTCTGACAGTAAAAGATGATAAGATTGATACTCTTGGAGCAATCACTCATGAAGATAAGACTTGTAGGATTCAAACTGTAAATGAACATTTAAGTCCTCATGTTACTACACTTCTTCGTAAGTTTAATGAAATCTCGGGTATTCCAGTTCTTCTAAATACCTCATTCAACGATAATGGTGAACCAATTATCGAAACACCACAAGATGCTATTCGTTCATTTTTAAATATGGATATTGATTATCTTGTGATTGGAAACTTCCTTGTGAGAAAAGCATGAAAACAGTTATTTGCATCGATGGTGGAGCAGGAAGAGTTGTAACTGCTATTCCTGCTCTCTTAAAATATGGCAAGTTACATCCAAAAGAAGAATGGTATGTAATGGTTGGCGGATGGGATTGGATGTATTGGGGCATTCCAGAACTTCAAAATAGAACTTTTAATCCAGAAAATAAAGGAATTTTTGAGAGATATTTTTGGAATGCTGATCGTGTGATTACACCAGAACCATATAAGGTTCCTAAGTATTATCGAAATGAGATTTCACTTGCGGAAGCATTTGATGTGGAAATCAACGGAACTCATGATCATAAAGATCTTCCAGATTCAATTATTAAACTATCTCAAGCAGAGATTTTAAAAGGAAAAGAACATATTCATAAGGCAAAGAAAGCACAAGGAAAAGAAAAGACAATCATTATTCAACCATATGGAAGCACTGCTACCTTATATCCTATTGGAATGTTTGACGATAGTTTAAGATCCATTCCCCAATCGATGTATGATACTTTGATTGATAAGTTGATGCAGAAATATAATGTAATCTACTTTGGACCTGCTCAGGCACATGACGGAAAGACGTATATTCCCGATCCTGATATGAGTTTGAGAGAGTGGGCTGCTGCTATTTCTGAAGCAGATTACTTCGTTGGTTGTGATAGTTGCGGTCAACATTTTGCTCGTGCTCTGAATAAGAAAGCAACGGTTGTGATTGGTGGAGTTCATGAAAAAAATAATTCTTATCCAGATCATTTCCAAATTATCAAAAGAGATGTGAAGTTAGAACCAACAACCATGAGAATTTCGGGGATGCAATCCCATCTTGCTAATCGTCTGAATGAAGATAGGATTGCATTTACTCTGGAAGAAATCGAGGAGGCATATCAGAAAATCGTAAAGGAAATAGAAAATTAATTATAAATAACAAAAAGGATACTATCGAGTCATAATGTCACAGACAAAGGCACAATTAGTAGGTGGTGTAGGCATATCCACAGCACAAAATGTAGTTGTTGGTTCTGCGGTTACAATTAATTCTACTGGTATTAATGTTGTTGGTGTCGTTACTACTAATAATGTTTCTGTAAGTTCTTCAGTAACTGCGAGTCAATTTTTTGGAGATGGAAGTAATCTTACAAACACTGGATCAACTCTAAGTGCTGCATCGGGTTCTCAAAGAGTTGTAGTCACCACTCAAACATCAGGCACGATGACTGCATCTGCAACTGATGGTGACTTAACTTTTGATTCAAACTCTAATACCTTAAATACCGCAAATCTACATGTAACTGGTATTTCTACATTAGGTACTACAAATGGTATTGGAAAGGTAACGATTGGTATTGGAACCACTGCTTTATTGGTAGAAGGAAACGCAAGAGTTACTGGAATTCTTTCAGTCGGTCAAGGAACAATCGCACTTGATGGAAATAGTGATAATATTCGTGTTGGAACAGCTGTTACATTAAATTCTTCAGGTGTTACAGCAGGTATTATTACTGCTACCACAGGATGTATAAGAGGAACCATAACAGCAGGAACAGCAACAGTTCCTGGAACAGTAACTGGTGGAGTCGTTTGTGCCACTTCATGTTTCTCTGGAAATGGTTCGGGACTTTCTAATATTCCCTCCAGTGCTATTACTGGTTTATCTGGTGGTGGTGGATTTTGTGTATTTACTAACCCAGGAACTTTTACAGTTCCACCAGGAACTACAAGTCTTAAGATTACTGCCACTGGTGGTGGAGGATCAACTCCAGGTCTCCCTCCATCTATAAGATGTGTTATTGGTGGTGGTGGAGCAGGATCAGCAGCAGTAAAACTATTATCAGTACCACCAGCATGTAGTTCTTATCCGGTGACTGTTGGTGGAGCAGGAGGAGATACAATTTTTGGTGGTCCTACAGTATTCTTAACTCATGGTGGATGTATTGGATGTAGTGGTCCTTGCCTTGGCAATGACGCTTGCGGTGGGTTTGGTGGTGGGGCTCCTGGATCTAATGGAAATAGTGCTCCAGCAACAGCAACTTATGGTATATTCTCAAATACAGCTACGTTCCCTACAACCTTGCAGTGCGGTACAATCTCATGTCATTTTAATGGTCGAGGATATAGAGTAGATCCCGGGGTAACCATTGGAGGTGCAGGAGCTAGTGGGCCGTTTGGAGTTGGTGGAACCAGAGGCAACTCTATTGATCCAACAACAATCCAACCCGGATGCCCTGGATGTGGGTATGGATCTGGTGCTGGAGGTGTAATTGTTGCTCCACCCGCGGGTGGATGCGCAACAGGAGCAAACGGAGCACCAGGACTCGTAATCGTTGAGTGGTGATCAACATAAATACCTAAAAAGTATAATAAGATGGCTTTAAACTTTCCAGATAATCCCACAACGGGACAGTTATATGCAGATTCTACCTCTGGATTCACTTATCAGTGGGATGGAGTTGTTTGGAAAAGTTATACTGCATCATCATCAAAAAACATAAGTATCGTTGACAATATTGAGAGTTCCTTTAACGGTTCCACTCAAACATTTGCTCTTACTGTTTCTGGAGTATCATTAACACCAGCAAATGCTCAACAGTTAAGAGTTGTTCTTGGTGGTATTGTCCAAGAACCATTGACAGATTACACTGTATCAGGTTCTAATATTACTTTTACAACTGCTCCTAGTGCTGGTTTAGATTGTTCGATTGTATCATTAGGACCTGCTGTTGCTGTAAGTGTTCCTGGTGATGGAACTGTAACACCAGCAAAACTTTCAACTGGTGGACCATCCTGGAATACTTCTGGTGATGTAGTAATCACTGGAACAGGAACTACAGCACTTCTTGTCAACGGAAATGCAAGAGTTACTGGTATTCTGACTGTTGGCACTTCAAGTATTACTCTTGATGGAACTAATAATACGATTAATGTTGGAACTTTGAGTATTTCTCAGAGTGGTATTAGTGGTGGAACTCCTGATGTAACAGCACGAAATATTAGTGGTGTTGCTGCTACATTTACTGGTAATGTTTCTGTTGGTGGTACATTAACTTATGAAGATGTAACTAATGTAGATTCTATTGGTATTGTAACTGCTCGTAGTGGTATTGTACTTACTGGTGGTAATGCTACTTTAGGTACTGGTGTTACGATTAGTGGTTCTACTGCTAACGTTTTTACTGTAAGTACTAATGGTTCTGAGAGAGTTAAAGTTGACAGCTCCGGCAGGCTCCTAGTTGGTACGTCTAGTGCGCGTAGCAATTTCTTTAATACAACAAGTTTCTCTCCCCAACTTCAACTCGAAGGTACGGGAACCGCTCAAATTCTTTCTGTTACCAGCTCTGATACGGTTTACGGTCCATATCTAATCCTGGCCAGGCAAAAATCTGGCTCGGTAGGTGGAAATACCCTTGTGGGAAATAATGACCTGTTGGGAAGCGTTGATTTTCAAGGATCTGATGGTACTGAGTTTATAGCTGGTGGTCAGATCAGGTGTGAAGTCGACGGCACCCCTGGCGCCAACGACATGCCAGGCCGCCTAGTGTTCTCCACTACTGCGGATGGTGCGAGTTCTCCGACGGAGCGGATGAGGATCACGAGTAATGGAAGCGTTATTCAAAACTACTATGTTTATGACTCGTACAATGCGGCTGGTTTTATTACTGGAGCCGGTACGTATATTGGTGGCGATAATGCTCCTGGTATTGGCCTTGCCTACAGAGGAGGATCTAACGCGAACGCTGGAGTTATTTCTTTTGGAGGGCTAAGTACAAACGGAAACTCTAAAACTCTAGCCGCAATTATTGTCACGCAGGATAATACTGCCACGAATCGCGCAAACGGTTATTTGCGATTTTACACCAACAGAGATGGCGCCACAGATGCTTCGGCTACTCCTATTGAGCGTGTGCGCTTTACGGATCGCATTTTGTGTGATGTCACCACGATTACCTCGCTTACATCGGAGCGTCGCCTCAAGCAAGATATTGATAGTGCGCCGCTGAGCCCAGAGATTTCTTGGAATGTTGCGCGAGACTTACCGATACGGAGTTTTGCGTATAAAAACAATCCAGAGTCAACAAACTATGGTTATATCGTTGACGAAGTAGAAGCCGTTGACCCTTCGCTTATCTTCGACACTGGCGAAACAGATGACGAGGGGTCCATTCGCTCTTACGACAACGCCAAGCTCCAAGCCATGTACCACTTGGCACTCAAGCAAGCCTTGACCAAGATCGAAACCCTTGAGGCCAAAGTTGCTGCTCTTGAAAGCGCGTAATCAAATGACTTACACCCTTAAGGAACAGGCACTGGCCCTGCTTAAGAGTCTGGAGAATTCTGACGATGCTTGCTGTTCGTGGGACTTCACCACGATTCGGGAAGCGTTGGAATCCATCCCTGACGGAGAGTAGTCCCCTTCACTAGTAACCTCATAAATATTCGAAAATGATTCTAAGTTATGACTGAACAACAAACACATTTAACTCAACTGATCGAACAACATCAACAACTGATTTCTGATGTGAATATCTTGAGTAATCAACTTACATCAAAAAGAGAACTTCTTCTTAAAGTACAAGGTGCAATTGAGTATCTAGAACAAACTGGTACTACACTTCCAGAACCAGAAAAAAAGGAAGAAGAAAACGAAGAAAGTCAAGAAAAACAATAAACATCCTAAAGTCCCTGTGACACCTTAAAAACTGACACACTGAACCTCACAGAGTGATCTGTGAGGTTTTATAGTAGGTGGAGACACACAAAACCGATGAGGTACTCCACGCTGGACAGATTGATTTTCATTGGTAGTTTTATAGCATTCTTAAATTGGATGGTCAGATTAACTAAAATGTCTCTTGATTTTATAATCTAAATAATATTGCCTGACTGACTGCAATCTTCGGGTGGGGAGAGTAGAAATACTCTCCTTTGTAATATAAATACTAATGCAGTCAGTTAGAGTAGAAATGAACTATCTAAAGGTTTATTGTAATCTTATCAGGAAAGCAGAGAATAGAACTCCTCCTGAGGGTTATATAGAAAAACACCATATATTTCCAAAAAGTATATTTGGAAAAAACAATAGAATTGTTGTTCTTACTGCAAGAGAACATTATATAGCACACGCACTATTAGAAAAAATTTGTATTCAAAGGTATGGAATACACCACCAGAAAACCAAAAAAATGATTACCGCTTTTTGGTGTATGAATTCTCAAAAATCAAAAAATACTTATATAAATTCACATTTATATGAATCATCAAGGTTAAGAAGAAGTATTTTGATGTCTGGAAAAAATAATCCTATGTATGGTAAAAAAATATCAGAAGAAGAAAGAGAAAAAAGAAGTAAAGCACATACAGGCAAAAAAATGTCTTTAGAAAGTAGAGCAAAAATGAGTGAAGCAGCAAAGAAAAGAAATAGAAATCCTATGCTTGGTAGAAATCACTCTGAAGAAACAAAGAGAAAAATTAGTGAATTAAACAAAGGGAGAAAGGTCTCAGAGGATTTTAAAGAAAAGTTAAGTAAAAGAAATAGTGGAGAAAATAATCCATATTTTGGAAAAAAACATTCTTTAGAAATAAGACAAAAAATGAGTGGAGAAAATCATTCTCGTTCTATGTGGTGGAAGATTACATTTGCTGATGGAAACGTAATTGAACAGTGTGGATTAACAAACTGGTCAAAAGAAAATGGTTATAGTCAAGGCGCGATTTATAAAGTATCGTGCGGTAAAAAGAAAAAATATAAAGATATTGTGGCAGTAGAAAAACTGGCACATAGGAGTTCACACTGACAGAAAAAATCCTTTATAGTGTCCTTATTGAAACCTGGTTACGAATTTGCTTACACTATACACCAGTGGGTACAACTATAGCAAAAGGCGTTGTACTAAGGTTGTTGAATGGTTCATCAAAAAACATCTTCCACGACACAAAATTGAGATTAGTGTCAATCATCGTGGGATGTTGCGTGATGAAGTTTATGGATGGGTTGGTGTGACTGATTGTGATTATCGTCCAAGATCTTTTGAGATTGAACTACACAATCAAATGACTCCAGAACATTATACCACAGTGCTTCTACATGAGCTCTGGCACGTTTATCAGCACGTTATGGGTGCTCTTAAGGATAAGAGAGGAAAGAGGTATTGGAGGGGCATAGACCACTCTCAGACGGACTATTCTGAGCAACCATGGGAGGTACAAGCATTTCAAATGGAAGAAGTGCTTTATGAAGAATACTTAAACTACTTGACAGATACCCATCAGACCCTTTAGACTACCTTTGTTGGGTTTGAAGATCAAACTCTAAGTTCTTAAAAACATCATGAAAACCAAGAAACAATTCGTTAACATCAAACCTAAAAGTTCTAAAGCAAAGAACAGATTTGCAAACCTCATGGATTCACTTCATGCCATGGAAGTAGAACAAGAGACTGATGAGATGCTCTTTCTAGCATCTATCAATCGCAAATACTTTACATGGGTTCCTAAGACTGGAAACGAACACTGGGAAATTATTAAATAGTACAGAATAGGAGAAAGTTATGGTTGTATTTTTATCAACCATATTATCATGCTCCCAAGCTTTTGGACTTGTGAATAGAATCACAAATGTTGTTGGGTTAACTCCACAACAACGATTAGAAATCATTCAAGAAGTTCGTAAAGTAGTTCCGTCCTGTCCTGTAACCATTCAGAAAGATGTCCCAAAACAAACATCAGCAAGCAGTTGACTTAGTGATAGAAATGGTTTATAAACATTATCCATTTCTTAAGAATCGAGCAACAAAAGAAGGATGTAATGTGCAGTTGGACAGGGTGCAGGAACAACTCTTAGATTTTTTACATAAAATCAGATGACAACATACTACCTTTGGTTAATCATATTTGCATTCTTTCTGTACCTTGTGATTACAGATATGTCCATCGCACAATTGATTGTTATATGCAGTCAGTGGTGGAGATTGCAATATGAGAAACTCAAATGGTGGGTGTTGTATAATCCTGATAATCCAATTGTCAGGTGGAATATGCACAGAAAGTCCATAAAAATGGCAGAAGAACTTATGAAGGAGTTTGAAAATGAGTGAAAAGAAACTTTATGATGATTGCTTTTATGTGGAGGAAAAGAAATATGGACTTTGGGATTCTTACAATAAGGAGGGTAAATGTATCATTACCTCATTAACTGAACATCAATGTGTAACTGCTACTCGTTGGTATTTGAAGGCGAAACAAGAAAATACACTTGACAAAACTGTAGAAAGGACTTATTCTTCGGAAGTTGGCGGGAAACTCTAATGACTAAAAGAACTTATGTAACCAAATCTGGTGACACTTACGAGTGGGAAGAAACTAAGGAAACAGTTGATGCACTTCAGGAACTCAATAAGTTTGCTGGTAACTATCCTGGTCCTCTGTATGCTCCTCATCCACATGTGAAAAGTGATGGAAAGTCTGTTTGATCGTATTGAGAAACTTGAACAAGAGAACATTGAAACAACAAATGTTCTTTATGAACTCCTAACTAGAATAGAACTATTGGAGAACGATCATGTCTTACGATCTGACGGATTTCGAGAAAGCAATGGCGATGTTTGCGAATAGGGTAGGTATTATCGTAAATCTTGAAGTTGGTGATAAGATGTCACCAGAGCAGGCATATAAGGAAATCAAACAAGAGTACAAGCAATTGAAAAAACTTCACAAAAAGAACGATGACTGACTTTGATTACAAAAAGTATTCACTTGAGAATCTTGAGAACTGGTTGCAAGATGCAATTTCTTCTGATGATGTAACACCACAGGAGATTTATGATACGATTGTGAAAGTAGTTCGTGAGGATTATGAGTATCATACAATTGAAGCATCTAAGATGAATGAACTTCTTTCTTTATTGAAAGGTCATCGTTCAGTAAATTTTGGTGATGATTGTACATCTTTTTGGGAGTCAAGTCATGAAGAATATTTAAAAACTAAAGTTGATGGATATTCTGTAGATGGTAAAGGTCATTCAGAATACTGGTATGAGTATGATAGAAATGATCCAACTCGTGAAAATCCTTTTGAAGATAAAGTAAATCGTTGGGTTCTTCCTGTTCAAGTTGATGGATTATCTGGCGAATGTTATGTTCAGTTACCTGATGATTTGCTTGAACGAGTTGGACTTAAAGAAGGAGATATGGTACACTGGATTGACCGTGGTGACGGTAGTTTTGAAATGAGGAAAGTAAATGGCACTAAGTGAATCAGTAGAGAAAAACTTGAAAGAGGCTGAGGCATCTCTTCGGGCAGCATTGGCATTTGCTGCCCGTCAAGAACGCCCAGTGGTTTGTACTACAATCTCAAAGGTGATTCAAGAGATTGAAACACTGCAGAGTTTTGATAGTCTGATGGATAAACTTGAGAGTCGTATTCAAGGAGACTCTGGTGGATTTGGTTCATTCTTTAGAGAGTAAAGAACTATTAACCAATCCCAAAGAAAACATTAAGAATCTTAATATCTCCTTTAAATAGTGTTAGGATATCGACATAAATAACGGGAGTTTTCAATGACCCTAGCAAAAACTGGTGGATCAAATCTGACAACAGAAGAATGGAATGAACTGAATGCACTTCGTGTAGCTATCAACGAAAATCCTGCATCAGTTCATCCAGAAAAACAAGAAAGATTCACTGAGCTCTTTGTTCGGTCACTAGAAGGTAAAGGAGATTAAAGTTAGTAACCTCGAAAGTGTTCCTGTAGTGTAAGCACTCTCACTGTGAAAACTTCCTACATATTTCTCGGATTTATATCCATACTCATGTGGAACGCGTTCTTGATTCAACGTGATGAAAAGATGTTCCAGAAGTATTATCATGACAAAGCACAAGTTGAGATGAAATCTAAATGACTTATAAAGCAACACTCAAAGTTCACTTTGATACTGAATGGACTCCTACTTATGGTGGTTCTGGAATCTATGATGATGAGACACTTCCAGAAGAACACTATACTTTCGAGATTCCTACAGAAGACCTTAATAGCATTCAACTCTTCCGTTTCTTTGGAACGATTGCCCGCACGATGGGACACAGTGAGCAAGGTATTATGAAAGGTGCTTGCTCACTTGCATTCAATGATATGCGCAGTTTTGAGGATATGAAAAAAGTTGCTGATGAATATGACTTGTATCTTTTAGAAGAATATAGAAACAAAGTTATTCCTCTGGAGAACAAGAATTATGAACTAGAAAAACAAGTTCGTGACATGAAAGCAAGACTTGCACGGTGCGAGAATCCTGATGCTGAGCAGTATCTTGATGAAGAGATTGAAGCAATGACTGCTGAAAATGAATCAAACAACTAAAATCATTCTTGCACTCCAACAGATAGACAATCTTACGAAACTCATAGAGGGAAATGAGTACCAACAGTTTCTTTATGGCAAACTGATTTCTGTTCAAGTTGAACTACAAAGGCAGTTGACTAATCTCTGTCAAACTGATATTATTAAGGAGTAATTAACAAACACAAATGGCAAAAAAGTACCTTTATATCGTGGATCATTTCGTTAACTTTCCTCAATCAGAATATGGTGGCGTCTGGAATGTTATCGCAGAACATGATGATGAATGTTTTGACTTAATTACTGAAGTTGATAATGAAGACTATAAAGAGTGCTATGTAAATCTTCGTAACAATATCGTCAAAGCACCCCGTTTTGCCCTGGCAGATGCTGTAGAATCTGAAGTGATCGATCGGTTCATCACCTGATGTCTGTCAAGTTTCCCCACAAAGCACCGAAAGGTTATCATTATGATCAAACTCCATTTAAGAGAAATGTCACCGCAATTTGGATTTGTCCTGACTGCCGTTACGACTATAACAATGGCAAGCCTGTTCGGTGTATTTGGGGATTCTACAATTCCAAAACACAACAATGGCACTCACCAGTCAATTCATCGACAGTGGGTGATGTAGTAGATCCTATGAGAACCAGTCCTTATTCGGCAATGTTACCGAATCTTAACCCTCTTGAAGCATGTTTCGTATGAACACCGAACAAATGATGTGCGAACTTGAAGCATACTGGAACAACCGTATGTGTGAACTGGTAACAGAAGATCGTTTAGATGATTCTGATGCACTCTATCTTGAGTTTGTAGTTGATGGTCAAGAACCCGAAGAATACATGTTCATGGAGTATCTGAATGGTGTTTGCTGAAGGAATCACAGTATCTTACAAACACATCACTGGGGTGATTGCTTTTGTAAGTGAACAATCGATCTCAATCCTCGTTAATAGAGGTGTTTCTCGAGCACATGAGGTTCGTGTTGTGGTGCATCCTGCTGACTTTCATCTTATCCAACCTCTCGAAGAAAAATGAACCTTATTAAGTTTACGCATAGAAAAGATTGGGGACACGATTGGTATGTTCAAGTTCTCAATATAAAAGGTTGGAGTTTGCTTCAATCATCCGTAAGTTGGACTGAATTTCCTGGTTGGCCTTATATTCAAATCAAATCAGGTTCTGGTTCTACTTTGAGTATTCTGTTCTGTGCATATAAGTTTGGTTTTGATATTGGTATCATTGAACGAACTTGGAGGTGGAATGACTGACCTAAAGCTTTGTAAAGATTGTAAGTGGTATAAGAAAGATTGGTTTGAACACCTCACTTATGGTGGAGACCGATTTGATACTTGCCACAATCCAGTATTGAGTGGAAATTTGGTGACTGGAAAAGTCAAAGGTGGTCATTTTTGTGATATAATGAGACGAAATTATGGTGGATGTGGTGAAGAAGGAAAGTATTGGGAGGCACGGAAATAATGAAAGTTTATGATTACCGAATTGTAGAAGACCTCAATTTAAAAACTTTGAAACCTTATTTTTACATTCAATCTTATAGTATTAAGGACCAAAAGTATTTCCTTTATTCAGATGCTACATTCCAAACACTTCAAGAAGCACAAGAAGCAATACGACTACTGAGAAAATACAAAGAACCTTTCTATTATTATGTTGAGGATTGAAAATGATTGAAATTGAAAAGCAGTATAAACTCACACTCACAGAGCAACAAGCAAAAGAACTCTACGAATTTCTACGAGGGGCAAAAGATGTCGGTCATTTGTCTGTTGATAGAGAACTGATTTTGGTGTATAATGAACTGAAAAAACTCTTTGATAATGGAATACGATGACTAAACCCATATTCAAAATACGACAAGCACCAAAAGCATACAAGTTAGACCCAGAGAAACTCAAAGGAGCATCTCAAAGTATTCTTCCTTATCTGTTTGGTAGTAATCTTCATTACTCCGAAGATTATGAGTATTTTGATAAAATCAAACCATACTTGGATATTCCAGAGAAACCCAAAACTCTGGATGAAATCCAACAAGAGTTTGATGAGAAGATTGATGCCCAGATAGAAAAGTTCAAACTATGTTCTGGTTGGTCAAGAGAAAATGCTGAGGAAAGATACAACCGAAAGTTTGATGGTATTATTAAGAACTTTGAGTATGCGAAGGAGCACGGACAGTTTCCACTCAAACTAAACCTTGCTTATACAACAACTGGATTGAGTGCTTATTCTAGTCCTTATACTGAAACCTCTTTTGTAATCAAACAGGGAAATGATCATAAAGGTTATTATACGATTGGTAATCAACGATATTTGAGGTATTATATGAAGGATAAACCCAATCGTTTGGTGAGGTTCTTTATGAAAACTTGTTTGGGGTTCTTCTGGATTGATGAGTGAGACACTTGAAGAACTGGCACAGGGACACTCCAAATCCCCCTGTGATGCCTTATAATACATTCATACACAAAGGAACTCCAAATGACTGTTGAAATCACCAACCAAGTTCGTATTCAACAATACGAAGATTTTTGGTATACAGTAGAAGACACTCACCTTGATGTGGGATGTGATGGTTGCACCATTTCTTATTGGGTATATGATGTTGAGAAAGGTGATAAACGAGTGCAACACATTTGTATGAATGAAGAACAAGCACTTGCTATTGCTGATGCCATCTACAAACTCTTCAAAAAGAACTGAAAATGACCTACACAATCACAAAGCAAATTACAATTCACAACGACAAGGATGGTTGGGAATTTGTCTTCACAACTGATGAATATGGAACTGTAGGTGTTCAGGGCACTAATGGACCAACATTTCAAACCACACACATTCCCAAAGATTGTATTCCATACTTTATTCATGCTCTGGAGCAACTGAAATGACCAACAAGGAACAACTACATCAAAATTTCCTAAAAGATTTCAAAGAACTTCTGGAAAAGTATGACGCAATCTTTCAAGTTTCTGATATTCTTGATGGTTGTGTTCCCAGTATTGTCTTTCCTTCTTATTATGATTATGAGAATGATAGATTAGCAAGAGAATACAGCATTCTTGAAATTCCTAATTACATCAATTCACACCAATGAAACTCTACGAACACTCCAAACAAACTTATCAGGATGGTGAAGTATCTCACACCTGGCAGTTTGGTATTATCAAAAACAAATCACTACTCTGGGTGTCTTGTGAAACTCCTGGTAAAATAATTCATTCTTCTGGTGGTATTAACATCTTGTTTTCTTTCTTTGGTAGTTCTCTTATGAGTGTAGATTTCCAACAACGCAAATTTTGTTTAGCAGTTGCTTTTATTACTGAATACGATGACTGACGAACAAAAGTTCCAAAATCTTATCAAAGTTCTCAAAAATTACGCAGAACAACCAACTTGTTATAATCTAAATCCAGATTATGAATATCCACACCATAATTGGGATATTTTTGAAGATGGTTCTGATTATGGTGAGATTATGTTTGCCCGCACACTTTTAGAACAGATTGATGTAGAATTTGAGTATCCTTGGAGTGATGGAAATGACTGACCGAAACTTTACTCAAGAACTCCAACACTGGACTTACAATGATCCTGAATTTGGAGATGATATTGAGCACCTTGACTATCGTGCTTTGATTGGTGTTATCACCGAATTGTGTGATAGAATAGAACAGTTGGAAAAGGACAACGAACTCCTGAAATCTTATGCGTGGGAACAGTAATGACTGACGAACAAATTGATATGCTCCGCAGACTCATTCAAGATGAGATTGATGTTGCGGGAGTTGATGGTATGGAACACGGTGTATGGGGATGGAAGGATAGTCAACTAGACAAACGATGGAAAGAGTTTCAGGAGAGTTTTAACCCTCCAGATATTTCAACCATTGGTTCAGATCTGCTGGATGCATTTCATGACCGTGCAATTAATTCCAAGAATAAAAATGAACGATGATATGCCTTGGGTGATTGGACTGTCTGATGAGGAAATCCAAGAACTCCGCAGTAAGAAACAAGAACTCACAAAATACGGAAAGGAGAAAATCCGCAAACTTATGAATGATGGTAAGTTGAGGTTTTATGATAAAGGAAAAGAAACTCTCACAATTGATGATAGTTCTTGGGGAAAGGTTCAAACTCCAGAAATGAAATTAGAGGTTAAAGAAATGACTGAAAACTACCCAGATTATCTTTTTGAAGAGGCAGCACGACGAGAAGCAATAAACAAAGAAGCATTAGAATCTATGGGAATAGATTATGAAAACTTCGGGCAGAAACCCTGGGATGAATCTATGTTGGAAGAAACAGAAAAAAGAGAAGCAATCGTAGCAAAAGTATCCGAAGAAGATTATCAAAAAGTTCTGGATGAGGTGGCAAATAAAAAAGCACTGGAAGCACTTGATAATCTTATGGAAGAAAATCAAGAAGGAATGAGCCAATTAGCAGAGATTGAAAAAGAAGAATGGGAACGACAGCAAAGAACTGATCGTATTCTTGAAAGATATAATCAGTTTTACAATACGGAAGTTTCTGGTCTCACTTGGGGCACACATATCACGCCAGAGTTTCAACAGGCAATGGCATTGGAGTGTATGTTGGATGCGTTGAGATGTGAAAATCTCAATCACGAGTTCAGTGAAGTTTCTACTGATGATATTAACGCATTGATTGAAGGATTGTATAAACAGGGTAAAGATTATCTTCAAAGGGTCGAAGAATTTAAAGATAGTGCTGATGGTGTAGTATGAGCAGATTTGTAAAGAATCCAGATGAGATTATTCTGGAGAATGTAAAGATGGTTCACTACGAAACGATGGAAGAAGGTCGTGCAGTATGGTTTGGAATTTATATGAATGATGGTAAAATGTATCATATGAACATTGGTGGTGAGAATCTTTATGTGAACTATTCTTATGAGGGTAATGATCCAAACATCATTGAATGGGCTAAACTAAAATGACACAAGACGATAAAGAATTCTTGAAAGAGTTTCTCCGTGGATTTGGTGGTGGTAGTATTGTTTTTATTGTTTTCTGTCTGTTATGTTCTCTTACCATCTGGTTATCAGGAACCAACACTAAGACAGATGAAGGACAGTCCACTAAAGTCATTGGCACTTACAAAGAATGTGATATAATACAGTGGCACTATGGTCCACTTGCCGAATACAAGTATTTCTTACACTGTCCAAATGAACGATAAGTCTAAAATTTACTATAATGTCTGGTGCTGTGCTTATCAACGCAGAGGAATATATAAAGGTACAGATAGAGAACACAGAGAGCATGAAACTGTGAGAATGTGTCTTGATATGAAAGATGTAAAGTTTCATCAGTTTGATACAGAAAAACCGCATTACCTATAATGACTTGGGCAGAATACATCATCACATATCTTATACCAACGTGGTTCCAGTCATTTGCAGGATGCTTCCGTATTTGGCGTGACTTGATGACTGGAAACTATGCAGATTATGCTCTAATGTGGTATGATGATCCTTATGAAGAGTGTTATGAATGGTTCTGGTCTGAATTAAATGATGATCCCACACTTCCTAAACATTTTCTTGAACACTTACAAAAACTTGCGAAACAGGTAGAAAATGGTGAAGTTAAAACTTATCCACTTGAAGAAGTTATGCAAGAGTTGAGGAAAAACAATGAAACTCTTCAATAGAACATCACTATCTGTTCCAAATGAATATAAATGTCAGTATTGTGATATAACAAAACCATTGAATGCTGATCACTTTCAAGTCGTAAAAAAATTCAAGTACGGATACTCTACTGTATGCAACGAGTGTAACAAACCCAAACCAAAGGAGTAAGTTATGAATACATCCACAGACTTCCCTTATGTTTCATTCCCAATTCGGTTGGAGTTTAAGGAAGGCAAACAACCAAGAGTTTGTTACTTCCAAGATAAGACACATCTTAACAAATACCTCATCCGACACAACATCAATAAGAAAACTGCTGACATCCGATATAATGAAGAAACCTAAAAACTGGTGGTATGTGTGGAGCAAGGCTCTTGGTGAGAAAGCATCCTCATGCAATAAAACATCTGATAAGGTTGCAGTTGTTCGTACAATCATCTTTGCAACTTATCTGATTACTAACGCTTTCATTGTTGCTGGTGTGATTCGTCAGTGGGACAGAAAGACTGTGGTTGAAGTTTATGTGGATCAGGCAGGGATTCCATCCTATACAACACCACCAGAACGCAGAGTAAATAAACCTTTTGAGTTTGAGTAAAACTAAATATTCAAAAAGTATAGAGAAAATGAAAACCTTTAGAGAATTTTGTGAACAAGTTGTAGGTGGAAGATTGCAACCTGCCACACCACAACAAACTGCTCAACAAAGATCTCAAAGTGTCAGAAGAGCAACAACAATCAATCGTCAATTAAGAATGAAGAGTCGTGATGAACTTGATGCACATCAAGCAAACATGAGAACTCTGCTGAAAAAGAGTGACGAAGACATCAGAGGTTCGCACTGATAAAAGTTACTCACCTCCAAAGTGTACCTATAATGTAAGCACAAATCACTTATGAACGATGATCTCTGGTCTGAAATCCAAGATGCTCCTGGTGAGATCTTTGATCTCCCAGAGATGAAAGGATGGGATGATGATATTGATATGGATGATCTCTCATTCACTGAAAACTTTAACTCCGAATTTGACTTTTGATTTTAATGACTGACACTGTAAATGTTCTGCCTCACATTAAAGAACTTCGTGAGACTTGGAGGAAACAAGATTTCACTTTTACTCGTGAACAACAAGAACAATACGATCTCTTGATTGCTGCCCGACGAGAACGAGTTAAGTATTTTTATGATAATGACCTTGTATGTAAGATTAGCAAGTCTGCTCAAGATAAACTAAAAGAAGATTGATGCTCAGGGTGGTCGGTTAAAATACTGACCACCCTCTCTTGCTAAATACCTGAAAGGGGTTTAGTGTAGAGAAAATGAAGACTTTCCAAGAGTTCATGCTTTTTTGCGAAGAAGTTGAAGATAAATCTAAAGCACTTGGATTTTCTGCAACTATTAGGCGTGCTCGTCCTGGTGGAAGAATTGGTGCAGAACGTAAGAAATCAACACCCGAAAAACGCAGAATGAAGGCAGTGGGTGGTGGAAAGATGGCACCCGTAGAATATAAACCCCGCAAAGATATTGGAACTCAGCGTAAGTCAGAAACAAGAGTTCAGCAACCAACTCAGGAAAGAGGTTCTGCAAGAGAGAAGCAATTAGCAGCAGCAAAGGAAGAAAGAAGGAAAGCAGCACAAGCAAGAATTGCAGCAAAGAAAGCAGGTGCAAAACCTGAAGCAAAGAAACCAACATCTAAAGAAGCAGAGAAGACTGCAACTAAATTACTTGCTAAGAAGAAAGCAGAAACACCAACACCAAAACCAGCAGCAAAACCACGCAGAGAGTGGAAACATGAGACTGGTGGTGGTATGAC